GCGCCGGTCAAGCAACTGGAGCCGACCCGCTCCGGGCACGCCTCCGATGTTCCGCCAAACGGTACAACGCAACCGCAGAAAGTCGCAGAAAACGCGAAACCCAGCGGTCGGCCTGCACCACCCAAGCCGAAGAAGCCAGAGCCGAAACCGGAACCGGAGAAGCAGGAGGAGGAGGGGTTCGATTCTGAAACGGGAGAAGAGCAAACCCCCAGCGATCTCCTGACCGAACTGGACGTCTCATTGAATGCCTGCAAGACCACCGAAGAGGTTGAGGACGTCTACAACGAGTACGATCTGGAGGCGCGGCTGACGCAGATGGAGAACGGCGAGGAGTTCACCGGCGTGGCCATCGGCATGAAGCGCCGTCACCTGAAGCGAGTATCCGAATGAGCAAGAACGACGACAGCCCGACCATCACCATGCGCATCGAGAGGGGGCATCTGGTGCCGGTCACCGCCTTTGATCTGGAACTGGTGAACCAGTGGCACGAAGGCGCGGAGATCAACGTCAACGCGGTGCGGGTCAAGGTCCGGTCGAAGGAGAAACAATACTTCGCCATGTTGTCGAAGCTGCTCAAGGAGGCCGACACGCCGTGGTCAAACACGCTCACCGCGCACGAAGCCTTGAAGCTGGCGGCCGGATTTGTCGAGCCCTACAAGAGAAGAAACGGAAAGTGGGGTAGCCATCCGCGTTCGATATCCACATTTACCGACAGGGAACTGGCGGAATATTTCGAGATTTTCTGCGGTATCGTTGAGCAGCGGTTTGGGATAGACCCGGCGACACTTCAGAAGGAAGCATCAGAATCATCCGGCGCAGGAGCCCCCTCCGCGACCGATGATGGCCCCGGCGCTGACCCTATCCCGGTCGGCGCTGGGGAACCTTATTCAGAAGATTCAGAGGAGGCACTTCCCTCTGGATCGGAGGCCGGTGACGCGCTCGAATCCAACCCTCGCGACGCGCCATCGGCTGACGACCCCTTTACCGACGTCGAGCTTGACTGGTTGAGGATGTCGGCAAGGATGCTCGTCTCCGCGACATTGCGTGACGGCGACGTCGACATAGTGGACTTGCAAGTGAAGACGATCAAGGCCCGCTTCACCCCGGCTGGCATCTCGGCAGAAGCCAAGGACGTGGCGCAGTTGATCTACCGGCATTGCCGCGCCGTCACCAAGGGCGAGCAGGAACTCGACAAGGAATGGGTGGCCGAGACGGCAGGCTGCGCGCTTGCCGATCTCCGACCGGGGGCACGCTGATGGCAATCCAGTTCACGGACAGGGAGAAGGCCAAGGAGGCAAGACGGGAAGTCACCTACCGACAATTCGTCTATTCGAAACGGGTGACGGACGGCAAGATGACGGACGTCGAAGCGAGGCGGAAGATTGCGATCATGACCCAGATCGCCGAAGACTACGAACGTTGGGCCGACAAGGCAGAGGCAGCAGAGAGGTTGATATGAGCCGCGCGTATAGGATCAAGCCCGATGGTGGCATCACCATCCAGTGTGTGTCGTGCAAGGCAAAGAAGCTTCTGACGTTCGAGGAGGCGCGGGCACTGCACGACCAGCCGTGCTGCGACAAGTGCGGCATGCCGATGGTCGCCGTCGAGGCAAGGGTGAAACTGAAATGAAGCCACTCTGGAGTCTCCCGACCTTGCCCGGTGTGATCGTCCATGAACTCGGCGATGATGGCGGTTCGTTCCTGACCAAGTCGCCGGTCGACAAGCGGGTGCTGCGCATCATTGCATCGGCCGGGATGGGCTGGGATCACATCTCGATCAGCCGCCGCGACCGCGTCCCGAACTGGGACGAGATGGAATACGTCAAGCGACTGTTCTTCAAGGACGACGAGGTGGCCATGCAGTTGCACGTCCCACCCAGTGACCACATCAATCTGCATCCCTACTGCCTGCACATCTGGCGGCCCCATACCGGGGCAATCCCGCTGCCGCCGGGGTGGATGGTGGGTGTTTGATGGGCTTCGTCTCGCAGGCGTTGCGCGACAGCGCCAAGGGGCAGAAGTGTACCTTGCGGCTCACCGGCATCTGCAATCACGACCCGGCAACCACCGTGCTGGCGCACCTGCCAAACCCGGTGAAGGGCATGGGCAACAAGGGCGATGACTGGCACGCGGTGTTCGCCTGTTCTTCCTGCCACGCCGCGCTCGATCAAAGAGTCTGGGCAATGGATAGCCACTGCCTCGATGCCCTGCGGCGCACCCAGAAATTCTGGTTCGATAACGACATGATCACGGTCGGCACTGGCAGAAAGCCCGGAGGCAAGCCGACGTCATCCAAGAGCCTGCCTCCAAGGAAGTTATTCGACTAACGCCTGTCGTGGCCGCCTTTTCCGCCACCGGAATTACCTTGTCCTGAATGGCTGCCGTTCTCGCCGTTGTTGTGGCCGCCCGAATTACCGGGCGCGTCCTGATCGCCGTTGCCATGACCATTGTTGCCATGACCTTTGCCGTGATCGCCTTTGCCGTGATCGCCTTTGCCGTGATCGCCTTTGCCACCGTGGTCGCCACCGTGGTGACCTCCACCATGATGACCGCCGCCGGGAGGATTACCGCCGGGTGGGTTACCGCCGGGAGGATTGCCACCGCCACCGGGGGGATTGCCACCGCCTCCACCGGGTGGATTTCCACCGGGGGGATTACCGCCGCTGCCGGGAGGAGAACCTCCACCACCAGAGCCACTCCCGCTATCAGAACCACCGCTACCAGAGCCATTGCCAACAGAACTGCCACCAATCGATCCACCATTTCCTCCGGGGTTTTCGCTGGCATTGGCGGGTGGCCGTTTACACAGGTTCGCGGTGTTGATGTTGTGCTTGTTGAGATACCGGCACTGCTGATCATTGAACTCCACTGCATTCGCCATCTGGTATCCGGCGATGACGAACAGCGGGATCATGAGGACAACTGTTTTCATTGCTTCATCCTCGTTCGCTTTTTAGGCGGGTTTTGGGGTTTTGCTGTGGGGCAAATGCTTGGTCAGGGGGTGAATTTTGGCGTCGGCTCCGCGCCCGCTAACATTATGATAGCCAATGCTAAAATCAAGGCGCTCTTTTGGAGGGGTTACTCACGCAAGTTTTACCCCATTGAGCCAGACTTCGAGATCGCCGACCAGCGTGACCACGCCCCTTGTTGGCTCCGATACTGGTGGCGGCACGACCGCTGTCTGCGATGCCTTGAGCGCCGACAGGAATTTTTCATGATAGCCCTTGATCAGATTGCCGATACTCACCCCGTTCGACCATGACGGCACGCTCTTCTTGTCGCCGTTGATGATCTCCCGCGCCCCGAACGGATCGTCCGTATCCTCATCGAAGTAACGCGCCAGCGTCTGCCCCTTGCGGAACGAGCCGCGCTCCATGCCCTCGAACATGATGGCTGCGGCAATCTCCGGGATCAGCGCTTGGCTTGGATTCTGCACCAGATCGATGGCCGTCGCCGAAAAGAATGGAACGATGATCGGCGTCATCTTCCGGTAGTTGTCTATCCACGTCAGTTGCACGAAGCCGCGCCCGTAATAGGCCTCGCCGGTTTTTGGATCAGGAACGCCGTAGGGCTGGCCCTTGCCCTTGCCGTACTCCTCTATCGGCCACATGGTCGAGGCGGTTTCGTGGATGGTGGTCGCCAGTTCATAGGACAGCCAGCGGATGTCATGCCCCGGCCGCGTGTCCTCCCATGTGTCGAGGATAAAATCTTGCCCGTCTACCTGCTGCTGTGTGATCTTGCCCATGAACAGGCTGTCACGGACCATGTCGAAGTAGGTCTTGCGGTCGAACTGGATCATGGCTTTGGCTTCTTCTCGGTTTGTCGCGAGAATGTATCAATCTTCCCGCCGAGCGTTTCGAACTTCGCCATGATCGCAGCGGCTTCGGCATCGAAAGCCGACTGGCTGATCAAGCCGCGATCAAGCCGCCCGGACGCCGAGCGCAACTGTGACTTCAGTTCCTTCTGCACCTTCTGGAAATCGTAGAAGTGCCACTTGATTCCGTCCTCGACATCGAGCGGCTTTATTTTGATGCCGAAGGAGGAGGCGACCGCCTGCGGTATCGAATAGGGGCGACCGGCGCTGTCGGTCGCGCCATGCAGCGCGTTGCTGATCTTGGTCCAGTACCATGAGTTTGGCGTCCAGAACGAGTTCGGCATCCACGCCTTCCAGAGATAATCGGCGATCTTCGCAGCCTTGTCCGTTGAGGTGTCGGTCAGTTCGTTGATGATCTCCTCGCCGGTGAATGCCGATTTGTTCAGCATCAACTCGACAGCCAACATCATCGGCCCACCGAACATCAGCGGAGCCGGGATCGGCAGCGCCGACGAGCCTTGCGTGGTGTCGAAGATGTCGCCTGCTGGCACCCACCTGCGCACGTCGAGGAACACCGGCAGGCCATGCGCATCGCGCCACGGCATGCGCACCATGCGCGGCGTGCCCAGCCATGAGTAACCCTGCTCCTCGTCGCGCAGCGCCGCACGTTCGCGCTCCTCGCCGTCGTCGCCGTCATCGAACATGTAGGACAGCGCATTGACCGCGAAGGCGATGGCCACGTACTTCGCCACCTTCCACGGCCGGTGCATGAAGTTTTCCGCCAGCATCGGCACCGCCCGGTAGGTGTAGGAAATGAACGGGAAGAATGAATTGCGCATGGCCCGTATCCACGGCGCGCGGATGTCGTAGTTGAGGAACTGGTCGCGGGCATTGGCCGCTGCCACCTTCGGACTCTCGCCTTGACTGCGGCGGCGCATGTAGGTGGCCATGCGGAATATCTGATCCTCTGCCTGATAGGCCCGGAGCATGCCGTTGTCGGCGGCCTTGGCCCACGTCCACAACTTGTCAGCGACGACGCCCACCATGCCAGCCTTGGCAAGGAAGGGATTGCCAGCGCCGGTCGATTGCTTGGTGATCGCATCGAGCAGTGGCTTGAACACTTCGTCCCTGATCTCTTGGGCAACCATGTCGCCGCCGAACGCACCGTTGTCGAGCGCTTCCTGATAGTGGACGTCGCCCTTGGCAAAAGCCTTGATGCCAGCGACGAGGTCTTGGGCGCGGACATCGGCAAGGTCCATGAACATCAGGTTCGAGACGACGTTGTTCATGTGAACGACCGGGTTACGCGCGGTCTTGTTCTTCTTCCATTGCGTCAAAAGAATGCGCCATGTGCCGGGGTTGTTGGCGATGTTGACCTCGTTGAGATCGCGCCAGATTTCCGCCCGGACAAACTTGTTCGCCAGCGCACCCCAGCGCTTCTTGCCGCCGGTGTCGGCGATGTTGGTATCGGGCACCTTGACCCATTGAATCTCCGGGTCGTTCCAATACTGGTTGTACTCGGACGCCTCTTTCCACTGGCCATCCGGCGGCTGCATCGAACGGGTCCACTCGTCCTTCTCGGAGACTTCCTTGAAGAATCGCCCGGTCGACAGATCGTTGGCCATCAGCATGAAGGTCTTGGCGATGGTGTAGCGGGCATCGACAAGCTCGCCCATCTTGCCGCGCTCTTCCTTGGTGTAGTCGCGCCATAGCGTCTGCTTTGCGCCGGACTTGCGCACCTCCCACGTCCCGCGATCCACCCAGTTTGGCCCCTGATACTTGGCAGGCACCGCCTCGTTTGTCGGCAGGTAGATGCGGCGCAACACCTTGTCGCTGGCAGGGGCAGTTGGATTGAGATTCGGCGTTGAACTCACCTCATCGATCACCCGGAACTTCTCGTTAAGCTGCGGCCCGCCGCGCTTGCCGCTCTTGAACGAATCGACGTCCTGCATCAGCCGGTCAGTCTCGATGTCCATGAACATGCCGCGACCCTTCAACTGGTCGCCGATGATCTTCTTGCGGCGTCCGGTCATCTTGGCCGACACCCAGCCTGCCAGCGTCGACTGGTCGATCTCGTTCTTGGTGTAGACGCGGTGCAGGTAGGAGGCGCGGTTTCTCTCGAAACTTTCGGCCGAGATCAATCCAAGGGAAACGGCTTCGGCTCCCATGTCATCGATTGCCTTGCGGATCGGCACCGCCAGCTTGATCATGTCGGCGTCGGTCACGTTCTCGCCGGTCAGGACCGCCTGCAACACCTTGGCTTCCGGCGCGCTGACACCCGCATTGGACAGCACCTTGAGGACGTCCTGTGCCTTGCGCATGATCGCGGCCTTGCCGAGATCGCTTTTCTGGTAGGCCTCGATATAGGCCGGGTCGAGCCCGTAGCCGTCGATCAGGCCGCGCTTGCCGTTCTCCGCGATACTCTTGAACCAGCCGAACTTGCCGTTCGCCGGTGCCGGTGCCGAACCAAGGATGTACGCGCCCGCCGTCCCTGCTGCGAAAAAGCCAGCCACGCCGCCAATGGGACCGGCTATCGCCCCGCCAACCGCACCGCCAATGACGGCGCTGAGACTTCCTGCCTGTATTCTTTGCGGTCCCATCATGTCGGTCAGCCGCTTGGTGGCCCGCCAGCGGTTCTGGCTGTCGAGCCCGCCGAACAACTGGAACGGCACCCGGATAGCACGGTCGACAAACTGGCCGCGATTGAGGAACCCTTGCGTTACCGCCGCCGCCTGCGTCGTGGTGTGCGGCGGCACATTGAGATTGAAGCGCGGATCATTCGGGCCGGATGGCGGCTTCGAGAACAGCGCCAACTGGTCTTTCTGGTCGCCAAAAAGCGGCAGCGCCTCGACCGACTTCTGCGCCGTTTTCGCCGTCATCCTCTCTTCGGCCTTGCGCTGCGCCATCTGCGCGTCGGTGAGTTTCTCCGCGCCGGGAAGGACATACTGTTCGCGCTTGCCCTCGAACATGTCGACGGTTTCGGTCACGGCAAACGATGGCTCTTTGCGGGTGTCGGCACCGGCCGAACGCTTGCCGACTTCGCCGGATGTCATCTGCCGGAAGACGTCGTCGGCCGTGCGGATGTCGTGGTTGGTCAGCGTCTGGTACAGCGCTTTCAAGAAGGTCTTTATCTTCTTGAAGGAGCGGGCAATCATGCCGTCCATGCGCGTGCCGTTGATCCAGTCGGTGTAGGCGTGGGCGATGCCCTCCTCGACCCATTGTGATTCCGGGTAGCGCTCCTTGATCGCGTCGGTGATCCATTCCTTCTTCGACTTGCGATTGAGGATGTTCATCTCCGAATCGGTGAGGAGGCCAAGACCGACCATCGCATGCACCGCCTCATGGTGCAGCACCATGTCCGGGTCGGCGGATTGCAGGGAGATGTCGATCACGTTCCTGAGATAGACACCGTCCGGGCCGACCGGGCCGGACTCCAGATCGGCGAAGATTTGCTGCCACACCCCAAGGTCGACGCCGGTCAGGCCGAGCTTGTCGAGCGCCTTGCGCAGATCTGCGAGAACCGCATCGGCCTTTTCCTCAAAGCCGGGTGACGTCGCGTAGTGGATGACGCCGCCTTGGACGTCGACATTCTTGCCTCGCTGGGGGGCCGGTTCGGCTGTCTTCAGCTTTGCTTCTTGTGGTCTTTCTCGTACTGTTTTGCCACCACGCTCATCGCCTCTTCCCTCAGAAGGTCGCCCCGTTCCAATCTCTCCGCTTCGCTCAAAGATTTCTCCCCGAGCCACGCTCGCCGCTTTTCCAATAGCTTCGTGTACTCTTGTAGGAACGTTGTTTTCCGATTTGACTCTTGAGTAGCCATCGAATTTTCCTTCCTTCTTTGCCTGATCGTAGGTGACCGGCGGTTCGCCGACGACGTCCAAGAAATACGTTGGGTTGATCAGCCGCCCGCTACTCTTGAACCGGCCGAGCATGCGGCCAACGGCAGTGCGGGGGTCCACGTCCATCAGGACGAGTTCGACGTCATAGTTAAATAGCTTCAAGTTCTCGCGCAGCTTCTCGATGCTGGCGAGCTTGTGGCCGACCTTGGGGATGATGATATTGTCGCCAGCGTTCATCAGGCGCTCCAGCACTTCCTCCCCCAAGACCGAGCTTTCTTCGTGGACCGCATTCGCGCCGATGCCACCGCCATATTCCGGGATGACTTTCTTGGCATCATCGACGTCGGCGATGGCCGCCCGCATGCGCAGCGCGATGGCATTGGCGATGGTCGACTTGCCTGCCGCCGGTGGCCCGATGATGATGGTTGCCTTGCGATCCCGCGACGGGATGTACGGTTCTAGCGGCGGCTGGCCTGCCTTCTTTCGGTCACCATTGAGTTCGTCAACCGCCAGAGAGCGGGCGCGCTCGACCAGAACCTCGACTGCTGCGTCATTGCTTGGAACACGGTGAGGCCGCTCGCCCTTTTCTGCGAAATTGTATGTTCGCGCCCTGCTGTCCCAAAAGCCTTGGGCAACCGGCGGTCCCTTGGGATCGAAGGTTACCGGGATATCCGCCATCGCCTTGATGGCCTCCGCGATCTCCGGTGAATTGAGCCGCTTCTCAAGGCGCAGCTTGTTCATCCGGTCGACAGCCGCACCCAGCGGGCCGGGAAGACTGGACTTCTTGAACTTGGCTTCTTCGCGGTAGCCCAGAGAATCGACCCGGTCACGCGCCGTTCTGCCGACGCCTGCGTCCTGTCCGATCTTCAGAGCTTCGGCGAGGAGCGCCTGCTTTTCTCCCGGCTCCATCTTACCTAGCCGGTTCTTCCAGAATGCGATCGCTTCCGGCGACAGGCCAAGCGGACTTGGAATCAGCCGCCGCCCGAGTACCTTTTCAGCCGCATCGTACAGCGCCGTCGCCACACCCAGCCGCCGCTCTCCGATCACCGAAACGCTGGTGGCATAGGGCGCGGCGCGCTTCAGGGTGAGGTGCATCTCGCCGACGCGCTTGCCGTCGACAGTAATGCGGAATGTTTCCTCGTCGGGATGCTCGATGGTGGCGGTCTGGCCGCCGGGAAGCGTTACTCTTGTTCCGGCTTCTGGGACGCTGAGTTTGGCTTCTTCCCGTGTTTTTCCCGGAACTGCTGGGCGATTTTCAGGTTTCGGTCGCGGTTGAGCTTCGACGGCTCGTCCTCCTGCTGGTGCTCCATCGTTCTTGCCAGCAGTTCCACCACCAAGGGTGAGCTTTTCTTGGGTTTCTTCTGTTCCATATTGCCGCTTCTTCGCCTGTTCGAGAATCTTGTTCGCCGGTGGTGCAGTCTCGCCAAGCAGGTCGATGCCGGGTGCGGTCTTGCGGGCTTCCGTCACATAATATCGTAGTGCTTCCGCCAGCTTCTCACGTCCGGCCGGTTGTGTCCAACTGACGTTGTTTCGGAACATCAGCCGCAGCAGCATCTCGGCTTCCGGCACGATGGTCGTCCCGGAGAAAATGTCGGTCTGCGACACCAGCGCCGACAGCGGCTTGCCCTCGTTGCGCGCCCGCTGCACCAGCCGGATGGCTTCGAGTAGGAAGGGGGTGACATCGACGTCTGGGCTGATCGTGCCTTCCTTGGATTCGGAACGCATCTGCGACCACGCGCCTGCGACATCCATCATCGCGCCGCCGATGGCCTTGATGTTGTTGTCGGTCGATTCGACCAGAGCCCCGACGAGATCGGCGTCACCATAGGCACGGGCGAGGAGCGCCGCCTGTACCCGGCGGATGGCCTCCTGCGACAGTTCCCCGTCCGGGGTGACCATCGCGCCCTGTTCGTTGGGACTGACCACCGACTGCATGAAGGAGCGGACGAAGTCACGGTTGCCTGCCTCCGCAACCTCGCCGCCCCTGTAGAGCCCGACCGTATCCGGCGACAGCGCCTCCGCATCGGCCATCGCCTTTTCCGTCGCCGACAATGTCATCGTCGTGCGTTCGTTGGCCTCGCGGGTAAATGCCGTCCGCTCACCGGGCTCCATTTGCCCCTGCCGGATGCGCACCAGCACAGGGTTCTTCATCTCCTTGGCCGCGACGGTGTCGATATAACCTTGGTCGACCAGATACTGCCGGTAGGTCTGTCCTCCGGGCAGGTTCTCCTTGTAGGCCTTGCGGATGCCGAGCACGCGGCCATTGCCGCTCTCGACCACGCCATCGGCGGAAACGATGGGAGCGCCATCGGTGGCGCTGGCAACGTTGTCGAGAAGTGCCGGGTTGAGGTTCTGCGCAATCTGGTTGATCTGCACGTCCGACGTGCCACGGCTGCGGTCGCGCGGCTGCAATTCCTGCGGATAGGCCGGGTTGGCCCCGCCCTCGTCGCGCTGCGAGGAAACCAGATCGTCGGCCTCGACAACGGCATAGACCACCGGCACCTCGCGTCCGGCCGGGGTGATGGCCACATCCTTCTTGACCACCTGCTTGGCGATATTGCCAACGGGATGATAGGAGCCGACGACACTGCGCGCGGCTTCCTCCATCGTGTCGTAGACCGTGTGCCCGGATGGCCCCTGCTCATCGATATAGGTGACGCGGAATTTCCCCGGCTCGCTCATGTCAGGCCCGACCATCGCCTTGCGGGTCGGATCTCGGTTCGACACCAGCTTGATCGACTTGCCGCTTGCGGTGAGGTCCGATACCTCGACATCGCGGGCGGCCGAGCGCGCCTTGAACTTCTTGATCTGTTCGGCGAGCGGCGAGCCTTCGGCAGGCGGCGGCTGGTTGGCGCGTTCTATGGTCGGGGCGACCGGCGCGGTTTCGGCCATAGAAGGCGCTACAGAGGCGGAAGCCTCAACAGGCCCGAGTGTACCCGGCATCTCGCCCGTGCTTGCAGGCGCGGCGGCTGGCTGGGGCTGTGCAAGGATTTCCGGGGTATCAACCCCCTGCATGATCTCCGATACCACCGCCTGCGTCTCGACCCGGTTGGCGGCGACCAAATCGGACACCTTGGCGTTGACCACCTGCCGGTGGCCGTCGACCACCTTCGTCGTGGTGAAGCTTGATTCCTGCCCGGTTGCCGCCTCGACCGTTGCCCTGCCTGCGTCGATGATCTCGTTGGGGATGGGCGAGGCGCGGTCGGCCGGTGTCAGCCGTGGGCTGTCGGGCAATTCGGTCTGGCGCGCGACCTGTTCCGGCACGCTTTCGGCGACCGCAATATTCTCGGGTGTCTTCGGCAAGCCTGCCGCTTCCAGCACGGCCGGTGCTGCCGGTGCTGCTTCCGGCGGTGCTGCGGGTGCTGCTCCGGGAGGCACGACCGGCGGCTCCGCTGGCAGGACATCCCCGGCCGGGAGCGCCTCGTCGGCGGTGCCGGGACGTTCGCCCCTTGCGGCGGCGACCATATCGAATGGCGTGGTGACCAATTCGGCAAAGCCTTCGGCGACGACTTCGCCCCAGTCGATCTTCTGACCGGCCGCCTTGCGCGCGCCATATTCGCCGCCTGCGCCGAGCAGGCCCTGCGTCATGGTTTGCGCCAGCGCTTCGGCGAACGGATTCTTGATCAGCGCCTTGCCTGCGATGCCACCGGAGAGAGCGTCGAAGCCACCGATGATCAGGCCACGGATCATGCCGCGATCTGCCGCTTCCGCCATCATCTTCGGATCATTGAGCAGTTTTTCCCGGTCTTCCGGCTTCTTGAGGTCCAACCCCTTCTCCTGAAAGAACTCACCGGGCGACGTGTAGCGTTCCGTCGCATAGCTGCCGCCGCCCATCAGGCCGATGCCGACCGCCGGGTTTTTGGTGAGCGCACCGCCAATGACCGCCGCGCCGATCTGCGGCGCGCTTTCTCCTGCCGTCTCCAGCATCCATGAGAAGCCGCCGACCGGATTGTCGAGAATCGCGCTGCCGAAGTTGGCCAGCGTCTGGCCCAGCGTTGCGTCCTTGACCATCGCCTTCTTTTCGAACGCCTGCGCGATCTGCGACTTCGGTATCGACGCGACTTCGTCCATGTGTTTTTGCATGCTTTCGGCATAGGACTGTGCCGCCGCCTCGTCGTCCGTGCCGATCATGTCGGCATACTTGGCATCAATCCAGCGGGCCGCTGCCGAGACATATTCGCCGCCGGTGTTGGTTTTCATCGGCTTGCCCTGCATGTCGGTCAGGCCGCTCGACAACTGCTCGTCTTCCAGAATCTCGCTGAAGCTCCGCTTGCGGTCAGCGGCGCGACCGGCCGTCTGTTCCAGCATCAACTGGGAACCGCCCTGCTGGAGCCGCGCCCCGGCACGCGCCCCGGTGTTGAGCGTTCCGGTTACAGCCCCCTCGACCCAGCCCGTCTCGTCCGCTGGCTTCTCGTCAGGAATGTCCGCGAAGAGCAGGCTGGCCTTGTCCATTGCCACCCGTTCGGCTTCGGTGGGAACATCCGCGAACAAGGCATCGATATCGACCATTGGTCATAGCCCCGCTTCTGACGGATTGAGGCCGAGATCGACCAGCTTCTTGCGGATATCCGCCTTGCTCTTTCCCGACGCGACCAGTTCTCGGGCCTTGGCGATGGTCGCCTGTTTCTCGGCAGGCGTCAGCGTGGGTTGTTTTTCGGTTGCCGACGAGACGTCCGGCTTTGTTCCTGTTGGCGCCGGGGTTCCCTCCGCACCATAGATGCCTTCGGTCACTTCGCGTGCCTTCTTCTTGGCGAAATCGATATCGCTCTCGCCGAGATTCTTCATGGTGCTCATGCCATCGGTGATCGACTTGAAGATGCCTGCTTCCGCCAGTTCGCGGTTGGCGTTCTTGGCCTCGAAGATCGTGCTGATCGCCTTCTCCTGCGGCACGCCGAGCGCCATCAGCGACTTCATGTTCTTGATGTCCGGCGTGTCGGTATCGGTGGACAGGTAGGTGAGTTCATTGCCTTGCTCGTCCTTCGGCTGCGGCAGCGCCGTCCCGTCCGGCCGCTCCATGCGGATGAGCGACTTGCCAGCCTTGGTGGTGTACTGGACCGGCTTGATGTTGAGTTGCTGCGCCGAATCGGCCGCCAGTGTCGCCAGTTCCTTGCTGTTCTCAAGCTGCGCTTGGGTGAGTTCCCGCCTGACCCCGAGTTCCTCGCGATTGACCGTGGCCGCAAGCTGGGCATTGCTCTTCGAGGTTTCGGCCGACAGTTGGCCAAGCCGCTCCTGCACGCCAAGCTGTGCGCCCGTCAGCTTCTCTTGGCTGGCGAGTTGCGCGGCGTTCATCTTCTCGCGGGAGGCAAGATCGTCACGCTGCACCTGCCGGGTGAGTTCGTTCTCGCTCGACTGGTATGCCTGATCGAGGAGCTTGAGCTTTTCCTCGCGCTTGTCCTTGATCTCCTGAAGCGTGCCAGCGCCCCATCCCTTCATTGCTCCACCAGCAATCGCTCCAAGAAATCCAACCATCTCAAATCCCCATAGCCGCGTTGAAGCCTTTCGGCTTTTTCTCTTTTTGCGGTGGCGGTTCCGGGCCACCGGCTGGACCAGAATTATCACTATCGGCCAGCGAGCGCATGATCCGCTCGAATGTGCCGTCCGCATCTGCCTTGACCAGCTTGTCGAGGTCGGCCTGCGCATGCCCCTGATCGATGGCACCGGCCGCTTGCAGCCGCTCGCGATAGAGGTCTAGCGCTTGGAACCATGCCGATTCCAGCGCATCCGGGTCTTTCGCATAATCCTTGATCTTGGCGCGTCGGGAAATCTCCGCCAGTTCCTCGAAGATATCACCGGCGGCATGGAACACGACATCGGGCTGGAGTTCCTGCCCCGCCTGTTCTGCGGCCTCGCCCACTTTCGCCACCACCATGTCGGTCGCGCTGGCAAGACCCGAGACAGGATCGCCGGGAGCACCCTCTGGCGCAGCACCTTCTGGCGCACCCTCTGGTGGAGGCACTTCAGGTGGAACTTCAGGTGGAGCCCCGCCCGCTTCAGGTGGCATACCTTCAGGCGGCATGCCTTCAGGCGGTGGCGCACCCGGTGGAGGAGCACCCGGTGCAGGCGGAGGAGCGCCGGGTGGGACGCCTCCTGCTTCAGGTGGAGGCGCACCGGGAGCAGGCCCGCCTTCCGGTGGGGCAGCTTCAGGCGTAGCGGGGCCTTCGCCACCGCGCAGCATTTCGACAATGTGCGGGAATGTCCGGTCATCATAAATCAGTTGCCAAGCCCGCCCGACGAACTGGTCGGCCATCTCCTGCTCTTCCGGCGTCGCATCTTGCAGGCCTTCGGCCATCGGCGCGTTCATGTTGTCGGCTGGCAGTTGCGCGCCGCCCTGTTCGGGTGGCACCTCTGGCGGCATCTCGTCGGTCGGCGGCATCTCGTCTGGAGGCATGTTGGGATCAAGGGGCATCAGACTCTCCTATACGAAAGCGGCGGCGCTGTCGGCGGCTCGAAGTTGTATTTCGGCGGCGTCAGCACCATTGGCTCGACGCTGCTCGTAAACCGGATGGCCGGTGACTGCCACGTCGGGTCTTTGAACTCGATATATTTCGTGATGAACTCTTCGGCCGGGGTCGACGGCGTTGTCGAGTCCGACGCGGCTTCCTTGGCGGCTTGCGCTTGCGCCGTGTTGGCTCCGCCGCCCTCCCGCTGATTTTCGCTGCCGGGACTGTACTGGTTTTCACCCCAGCGCCCGTGCGCGGCGTCCCATGCGGCACCGCCCACCGTGGTGCCAAGGAACAGCCCGGAGAGAACGTTGGCGGCCAGACCGACCGGATTGCTCATCGACACCAGATCGATGCCGGTGGCGGCGACTTCGCCGGTCAGCGAGCGCTTGTATGGTTGTTCCTTGGTCGGCGTCTGCATCGCCAATTGGCCGGTCGGCGTCGTCGCTGGCCGCGCGGCTGGTGTGGCCACGCTCGCTGGCTGTGCCGCTGTCCGCGCCGGGGCCGTTGCCGATGCCGCTGACGCTGGCTGGGATGTTACCCGGCTAACCGACGCCGTTTGTGTCGGCGACGTCACGCCGGACGCCTTGTTCAGCGCCGCCATCTGCGGCGTCATCTCGGCGGCCGATGCGATCATTGAGGACACGGGTTGCGGCGATGCCTTTGGTGCTGGTGACTTGCTCGCTTCGGCATAGGTGGCACGCGCGGCGTTGAACGCAGCGGCGTTCACCTTGGCTCCCGCCCATTGTTTCGTCTGCTGCGGGGAAAGATCGGTGAAGACGTCGTGATGGATGGACTTGTCGCCCATGTAACCCAGACCAAACCCGGCACCTTGAAGACCGAACTTGGCCATGCCTACTTCCGAAACTCTGGCGGCGAGAGCCTTGTCGGCGACCTTGCCAAAATCCAGCGAACGGAATGCTCCAGTCTTGGGGTCTTTGACCGAAACCCCATAGTCCATCGCCGTGCCGACATCCGGCCCATGCCGATGCGAACGCGAGCCCGCCCCCTTGCGCAAACCGGAGACGCCGGTGATGTGGACATTTTCCGCGCCGAGCACATCGGCCCATGCTGCGGCAATGCGATCTTGAACGTCGGTGGTTGGCTTGGCCTTGCCCGCAGGCCAACTGACGAATGCCTTGGGAGCCGTCGCCAGATCGGGAAGGCTGCCAACCGGCGCGGCGGTGATCTGGCCGAGCGCAACGCCTGTCGGGGTGGCTGGTCCGACTGCCACGCCGGGTTCCGTCGCCGAAAGCCCGGTGGCGGTGGGGGCTCCAAACCGATCTGCTGTCGGCGAGGGAAGCGCTCCAAACCGATCTGCTGTCGGCGCGGTCAGTCCCGTTCCCAGCCCGCGCGTGACGCTGCCGGTTGTCTCCGTGCCCGGAGAGGTGGCGCTGTAGCCGGGAACAGAGGCCCGGTCGAGTGCCCGCGCGTCCGCTATGCTGGAGGGGCCACGCGGCCCCGCATAGCCGGTGACGGAAGCACGATCAGCCGCACGCGCTGCTGCCATCGAGCCTGCACTGCCCAGCCGCGAAGTCGTCTGTGTCGAACGGGTGGTGGTGCCGGTGTCGCCGGTCGGGCTTGCCGAACGACCGGCATAACCCGCCACGGAAGCCCGGTCTGCGGATCGCGCCGCCGCCATCGAGCCGCCGATAGAGTTGCTGACAGAACTGCCGACCGCGCCGCCAAAGCCTTTTCCGGTCGTGCCGGTCGACCCGCCGCCGAAGCGGCCGACATCGCCGCCGCCGGAATTGCTGCTCTTGCTGCCGGTGGCCGTGCTGCCGCTCTTGCTGCTGCTGCTCGACGCGGCATTGCTGCCCCTGCCCGCAGCGGTGGCAGTGCTGCCCTTGGAAGAGGATGTGCTGCTTTTGGAGGAAGAGGCGTTGCCGCCTGAATAGCCAGCAACTGAACTCCGGTCAGCCGAACGCGCGCTCGCCATGCTGCCCGCGCCGAAGCCGGGGCTGCTGCTACTGCTGCTCTTGCTGCTGCTCGTACCGCCGAAGCCAAAAGGCATGGTCTTTCCTTCACGCCGTCATGTCGATCATCCCGGTGTTCGGGTTGTAGGCCCACTTGGCAGCGGGTGTCGGCCGCGCCGTCGTATCCGGGGCCGATGGTGTGGAACCTGCCACCGCTTCGCCAGCGCCCGCGTAGCTGTCGGTGAGCCGCTGTTCCTTGTCGCGCAGGAACTTTCGGTCGGCCTCTTTCATTTCCGCGATAAGTTCCGCCTGCCGCTCCGTCCCGAGCGCCTCGCCGATACCGCTGATCATCGAAGCCCCGGCATTGGTGTTGAGGAAATTTCCTAACCCTTTCCAGCCGCCGCCTTCCGTCGCTGCGGCTGTCGTGCCGGTCACCGCAACGGTCGGAACGGTGGTCGCGCCGCCGGGGCCGCCACCGTAGAGACTGGAAACAGCACCGCCGAAACCCTTGCCTGTCGACCCGGTCGTGCCGCCGCCGAATCGTCCGACGCCGCCGGTGGTTGGAACCGCGCCTGTCGGCGATTCCGCCGTGACAAGCGGTGAGGTCGAGCCGGTCACTGTCGGGTCGACGCCGGGTTCACCTGCGACTGCCGCCGGGGAAAACAGGCCGCCAAGCGCCCCGCCAAGCCCACCGACAAGCGCGCCCTGCTTCGCGCCCGCCGCAAACCCCTGTCCGGTGACAGTGCCGACAATGCCGCCGAGCAGCCCGGAACTCAGCCCCTGCTTGATCGCCCCGCCCAAAACATTGCCGAGCACACCTCCGCCGCCCAAGAGACTGCTGAGAGCGCCGCCGCCCTTGGCCGCGCCAGCCAAGCCGGTTCCGGTCGCCGCCCCTGCCGTGAACAGGGTGGCCCCGGCTGCGCGCACCGCCGACCCCAGCTTGGCGACGCCTGTGCCTAAACTGCTGAAAACCTTGGTTATGCCGCTGACGAGGCCAGACATTTCTCTTCTCCAAATTCAAGCCGGTGAATAATTCCGTAGCTCTTCAATCCCAGTTTCTTGAGCAACCGGCTGGTGACTTCCGGCCGTTCGATGACGACAGATGTCGCGCCGATATGTACCTCGATCACCAACGGACAGGCGCGCGCCCAGTCCAGCATGTTCTTCATCAGTTCCAGCCCGTCGCCCGGATGGGCATGGCTGCTGGTGATCCAGAACAGGTCGGTGGCATAGAGCTTGTCGTAGATCGAATAGACCCGCGCCAGTGTCGCATACATCAGCCCGTCGATGTGGCCGTCATTGTCGACCACCTGCACCCAGCACGCGCCGATGCCCTTGTGGCCATGACGGCCGAGTCCTGCGCCCAAGAGCCGCTTGGTTTCGCCGATGTCGAGGTTCGCCGTGCCATCCTTGCCGTAATGCGTGCGGGCGTGGCAGGCTTCGAGAAAGCGGGTCACGGCGTGGATGTCGGCGAATTTCATGTCCCGGATCATGGTCACCACTTCAGGTCGATGTTGTACATCTGCTCTACCAGATTGAGTTGCGTGTCTCTGAGATTCTTCGAAGATGTCAGGAGGCTTGTCCGCGTCTTGGCGTCGAGCGCCGTGTTGGCCATGATCGACTGGACGCTCGACTGGTACATCGATTCCATGTTGGTCACGAATTGCGACGCCGCCGCCCGTTCGGTCGAGCCAAGGTTCATGTTGGCGATCTTCAGTTGCAGATCGCGCGTCGCCGTATTCTGCGAGGTCTGGAAGGAGATGTCGTTCTGCTGCGCCTGCAAGGCAGCGGCCCGGTCGAGCCCGCCCTCGCGCATGCGGTAGTTGATGTCGTTTTCCTGCAAGGCCGATTGCAGCGCCCGGTTGGCCGCCTCGATGCCCTCGACCGAAGCGATCTGCCTGATCTGCCCCTGTTGCGTGGCATCGATCTGCTCCGTCTGCAAGGTCTGCTGGAGGTCGCGGTCAAGGTCGGCCTGCGAACCGACAAAGCCGCGCTGCGCAATGTTTTCCGCCGTCTGCCAGCCGCGTGCCTCGACGTTCTCGCCGCGCTGGAAGACTTCCGAGCCGAGCCTCTCGCCGGTCTGGAAGGCCTCGCCACCCAGCCGTTCACCGCTCTGGAACTGCTGTTGCCCCTCCTGCGCGGTCATGCCGTATTCGAAAGCCTTGGCCGACTGATTCTTGGCAAAGGCCTGCGCCGCGTCCTGACTGGCAATCGGCAGCGCATTCTTCAAGACAGCATCTTGGCTCTCGCCAATGGCCATCGAAGAGTTAAGAAGGCCGCGCCGGTTGGCCGCCTTCAACCCTTCGGTGCGCGCCATCTGGTTGAGCGCACTGTCCTTCGAGGCGATGTCGTTGACCTTGGTGGCCACCGAATCATCGACTTGCGCCTGCGTGCCGAGCCATGCCGCACTGGTGCCGGTCTTCGGCAATCCCGTGGCCGGATCGAGATAGGGATTGGGATTTTCAGCCATCTTGGACTCGCTTCTCATGCCGACCGTTCGGCTTGTTCTCTGGAATGATCTCTGGCGTCAGGTTTTGCGCGTCCCGCGCAGCCTGCGCCTCATGCTCCAGTTCGGTGATCCGCGCCTTGAGCATGACGATCTGGACGATCAGGTCGCCAAGATGGATGCGGATAAGCTGGTCGATGTGTTCCTGCTGGGTCATTTTTTCTCCAACGCGGCCAACCGCGCCTCCAGTTGTGCGATCTTGTCTTCAGGCGAAGGCGTCGCCATCACCTGTTCGTCCTTTGGCGGCGGCACCACGTCATCATCCGCCCACTTCTGGCAAAAAATCTCGTCGCGGGTCAGGTCGGTTTCGATCTGGATGATGTCGTAGCCGGTCAGCGACACCATCGACGGGTCACGCTCGCAGCAGGCGATGAATCCATCCCCGTCCTGCACCGCGATGAACCACTGGTCGTCCTTGAGCGGGATGTCCTTGGTCAGGTTGTACCAAGTGACGCCATCGGCGTTGCCCTGCATGAACGATCTGTAACCGGGTTCCATCACCACGTCGGGAAGGCCAAGAGGGCTCGACATCACGACCGGCGGCACGATCACTTCTATCGGTACCATCTTGCCCCAGTTCCTGATGACCTTCATGTCTCTCTCCTAGAACGGGAATGCTGCTGCCCATCCGGCGTTGGCTATATACCGCTGCGGCTGGCGCGCGTAGTAGGTGGCGTCGCCGCCGGATGATGTACCTTGAACGCCGGTAAAGACATAGCCGCTGTTCTGCCACTTGCCGGTGTTGCCGGATCGGTTGAACGCTGTCTCGCCCGCCATCTGCGTGGAGGTGACGCAGCGATTGACCGCCGCGTTCTGGTGCGCGGTGCAGCGGCCTTCCCAGTAGGTGTTGAAGTCGCCGAACTGGGCAGACCACAGGGTGCCGCTATCCTCGGTACGCAAAGCCCAGCCGCCGCCCGAGCCAAGAAAGCCGATCAGACCGCTGTTGTGGTGGATGTAGCGCGTGGCCCCGGCGTCAGTGTCGGTCATGCTGAGGTAGTTGGCTGTGCCCGAGACGGTGATCGTGCCGCCTGTCGCCGTAATGTTGCCTCCCACGGACAGGGAACCGGCGGGCAGCGCATAGTTCGTCCCGTCGAAAAACAGGTAGTGGCCGGTGTTGCCCAAGAAGACCACGCCGGTGGAGGGCGCGGCGTTGCGCACGGAATAGAGATCGTTGACTTGGACGTTGCCAGCGGCGGAGGTCAGGCTGCCGGTCATGGCGACGCCGCCGCCGACACTGATGCCGCCTCCTATGGTGCCGCTGATCGTCGGCGAAGCCAGAGTCGATGAATTGATCGTCGCGCCGTTGATCACCGGGTTGGTCAATGTCTTGGCGGTCAGGGTCTGGGTGCCGCCGACTGTCACCACCGATGCGGCATTCGTGCCTGCCGCCGTCACCCGGAGATCGCCGGGAGCAACTGTCAGGAAGCCGGTCGAATGGGTGATGACGACGTCGGCACTGGCGAAATTGAAGGTTGCGCCGGTGGCAAAGAAGGCATCGGACCACGCCGTGCCCGACACCCCGAGCGCCGCACCGTCATTGGCAGCAGGCTTGATCGTGGCATCGAAGGAGTAGCCGTTCGATGCCCCGCCGAAGAGCAAGGCATTGGCGGCATGGCTGATGGTGACGTCCGCCGCGCCGAAATCGATGACACCGCCCGTGGCGAGAAACAGGTCGCCCCACGCCGTGCCGGACGTGCCCAGTTGCGCGCCGTCATTGGCGGCTGGCCTGATCCCGGCATCGAACGAATACCCGCCGGACGCGCCAGCGAAGGCCAAGGCGTTGGCGGAGTGGGTGATGGTGACGTCGCCTGCACCGAAGTTGACGACGCCGCCGGTGGAGAGGAAGAGGTCAGACCATCCGGTGCCGGATGTGCCGAGCGAGGCCGAATCGTCGGCCGATGGCACCGATGCGCCGCTGGTAACGATGCCGATGGTGGCGATGGTGCCAGCCGCCACGATGTTGCCGTTCTTGTCGACGGTGAACCTGTCGACGCCGCCCACCTGCAATTGCAAGAGCTTCGACGCCGCCGCCGACGCGGCGTTGGTGACGTTCATCTTGATCGCCGAATAGACCGTGCCCCCCGTGTTCCACAGGTCGGTCATGTCGTTGATGTTCATATTGGCCATGTCTTTACCTCTTCAGCCCGCGCCGGGAGTAATTATAGGTCTGCGAGGAGATCGTATGCGGGCGGGCGACCGCCGAGTTGTGGACCAGTGTCGCCGCGATGTTGGGACCGATCCCGGACAGGTGATGCTCCAGCCGCCCCTCGACCGCCTGCGTCCAGTCGATGTCCGGCCAGTTGTCGGTGGTGACGATGGCAGTGCCCGCATCGACCGGGATATCCGTCTTGAGGCCGCCGTCGCCGCGTGCGTAGTCGACATCGAAGGCAAAACCGATGGTGATGGCGTCGGGTGTCGAGAGTTCGTAGCTCGCCTTCATCCAGCGGGTATGCTGCATCGGCGACGCGGCCGGGGTGAACGGCAACCGGATATAGCTGGGAATTTCGGCACCGTCGAAGGAGGTGCCCCGGTTCATCTCGTAGACAAAACCATCCTCGCAGCCCATGAACAGCCGGTCGCCCTGCCCGCTGGTGACTTCGCCCTGACAGGTGCAGAACACCTGCACGGGTATCTTGAACGGCAGCACTTCCGGGTTCTTGCGGCCGATATAGACGGTGATGCCGCTGCCGTCGCTCCAGAACAGCTTGTACTGGTCCTTGCCCTTGACCCGCATCGAGGCGACCGGCGTCACGCCGTTGTCACGCTTTTGCAGGATCAGCGTCTCGATGGCCTGCGTCAGCGAGCCCATGCGCCAATCGCCGAATGCCGCCGTCGTTGGTAGCGATCTCACGCCAGCGTCATCGAGAAACACCGGCACGTCCATCATCTGCGCGGTGTAGGGCTGCGCCCCGGAGGCATCCGAGATCGGGTTCATGACGAAGGTGGTCGAATCATCGCCGGTGAGATATTCGAGCCGGTTCTGGCCGAAGATCACCAGCGAGGTGGCCGCCGCCGTCAGGAGCCCGGTGATCTGCTCACCGAAGGCAATCTCGCCCGCGCCGGTCGTGGTGATGTATTCGAGCGGTTCGCCCAGCGAGGAATTGATCAGGGAGCCCGCCGAATAGCCAAGGAACAGGTGGTTCTTGTAATGGCTGATGAAGGTCGGCGCATCGCTGGTCGTCGTCGTCGTGATCGAATCGCCATTGTAGGCGAGGAGGAAATCGCCATTGGCGGCCACGACGTAATTGACGAGGGTACCGGATGACTGCCCGGTGCGGATCGGTGCCAGCACGGACCCGTTCCACTCATAGGCGGTGTCGACGCCGTTGGCGAAGTACATGCGCACGCGGTCGGACGCGCCGTAGAAATTGTGGTTGGTGAAATCGTAGTGCCCCCCCGGCTGGATGATCATCGGTGTCGCGGCGAGGCCGGTCGCCGAGCCGCCGGACGTGCCGCTGATGGTTTCGGTGGTGAAAGTGCCGGTGAGCTTGGAGACGATCAGGTAGCCTTCGGCGGTGCCGCTCCAGTTGCCAGCGCGCAGGATGACCCGGTCGATGAAGGCGGTCGCCAGCGAGGTTCCGCCGACCACGTATTCGCCGGTGACGAAGTCGTCGGTCCCGGCAACGAAGGGAATGAGATAGCCGAACGCCTGCGCCAGCCAGCCGCCGCCGGTGGCCTTGAACATGCCAGCGGCCGAGTTGAGCCCTTCGGTCTGGTCGCGAAAGGCATAGATGTCGCTGTCATAGACCCAGACGCCGCGTACCGGGCCGCTGCCGGGCACCGGGTGAATGTTACCGCGCCGTGATTCGGCATTGACCGCGTCGGACGCATCGGAGGGCCGGGGCGAACCGTCGAAGCGCTCATAGCCGCCGAACGACGTGTAGCCCGCGACGTCGGGCTCGTAGTTGCTGGCGGAGATGGCTTTTCCGGCAGGCATCGAGATCGGCGGCGTGACCAGATCGAGGCCGCCTGCCATCATCGTGGTTTTGATTTCCTGCGCCATCAGGCCAACGGGGCTCCCCATGTTATATGCGGAAGCTGGTGCCCTTCGAGCATCGACCAGTTGGGCAGCATGCGCAGCCGGTAGACCGGAATGCGCGGCCCCTCGTCAAAGCCCTCGATATAGGACAGCGCCGCATCCTTGATGATGGTGTGGAAGTCGACCGGCATTTCGGGAATGTCGGCGTCGGCGGTCAGGAACTGCGCGCTTTTGCGGTACTTGCCGCGCACCGTGTAGACCGCGTCCGGGATCGGCGACAGCACCAGCCGGTCCTGCTGGTCGATGCTGTAGAATTGCGGCTTGCCGGGTGTCTGCACGCCGCGCGTCTGCGTCTGGTAGAAGGTGTCGGTATCGAGGAAGCGCAGCGGCCCCTCTTGCGCTGCGCCGGTCGAGGTGAGGAAGGACGACAGCCCCGCGTCGGACATGTCGCCCTTGAACCCCCACTGCGAAAACCGGGTGATCGCGCTGTTGTCGCGTTCATCGAGAAAGCTGGTGCCGGAATAGGAGCGCTCGCCGATTATGGTCTGGCCGATGAAACGGCTGTTGAGCCAGCGCCACATCCGGTGCGCGTTCTGGATGTCGACGTAGGCTTCCCGGACAAAATCCACGAACTGTTTCAGACGGTCGACCTGATTCAGCACCGTCGTCGGCTTGAGGCCGTGGATGGTGCCGGATTGCTGGACTGTCATCTGCACCAGTTGGAGGAAATTCATGCCGCATCTTCCCGTTCTTCTTCTGCCCGTTCAGCCGCCAGCCTGATCTTCTCCGCCTCGATTTCCTCGCCGCGCTTCTTCTCCTCCTTGGTCAGCGGCGGCTCGACCACGAACGCCGACACCGGGTATTCCGGCACCTTGCGATAGCCGGTGATGTTGGAGTCCTGATCGACTTCGGCGATGTGCGCCACGGCATTCTGGAGCGCGTGGTAATACTTGTAGTCGACCCAGCACGTCGTGGCGCGCGGGATCAGGATGTTGACGCCGTTGACCGACGTGAACACCGGCTCGTTGCCGCCGGGTTTTTCCTGCGGCTCGATGCGCAACTGGACGCTGCGCTTGCCCTCGATATGGCGGGTCCGGGGCGGCTCGACGCGCTTGATCGGCTCGTCCTCCCTGCCGTCATCGATCTCGACAAACTCGGTCGGGAACCCGGCCTGCGCCATCTTCGCCCTGATCCCGGAAACCCCCATGCGCGGATTGACGTCGAGCCCCATGTTGGCGACGACGTGATCGGACAGCGCCGTCGCGCTCATCAGATCGATTGGTATCTGTTTCTTGGCCATGCTCACTTACCCTTCTTGTACGGGACAGCAGCGGCATCGAGAGCGGCCAGTGTCGCGTCGTCTACCTTGATTGACTTTCCGCGCTCAAGGTATTGCACGGCTCCATCGACGTGGATGACGCATTGGCCTTCCCCTTCGATGGTGATTTTGGGGGAGCCAGCGGGAGTTTTGGCTGACTCCCCTGCTGCCTTCTCCTTGGCGGCTGCTGCGTCATTAGGGACGTGTTCGGGAGCAGGCGTTTGAGGAGGAGGTGCCGGATCAGGAGCTTTCATAAACTCCGGTTGCTGCTGCTGCGGCTGGTCGGGCAATGGTTGCTGCGACCCCTTGTCCGGGTCAGGGGTCGAGTTGTCGACGTCCTTGTCGGTGCCCTTGTAGTCGGCAGGCGAGGTGGACTTGATGTTTTCGGGTTTCTTTCCGGCCATGACGTTTGGTCCTTGGTTCGAGGGGATGGACCGGGCAGGGATGACCCGCCCGGTCTTTAAGGATCAGACACCATTCGAGAACGGTGTCGCCGCCGAGCCGACGCAGACGAGGACACCCTCGACCATCCATGTGTTGGCGGCAACGTCGATCAGCGTTAGCTGGGAACCAGCCGCGCCGCCGGTGGTGGTGCCGTTCATGGTGATGGTGTCGGAGTCTGCCGGTGGGGCCTGCATCGAACCGGCGGCCAAGGTGTCCGTCGACATGATCACGTTGCCGATCATCGAATCGGCGGCGTTCGCCACCTTGATGATGCCGGACCCGCCCGAGAACGTGGTCTGGACAACGACATGGTAGCGTTCCTGCGAGCCGCGCGCCGGTGGCAGGGTCAACGTCACCCCGGCCGCCCGGTTCATGATGGTGGTGCCGCTGCCGGACAGGAAGCCGGTTGCCCCGGTCGCCGCGACCACCGGGTTGTTGCCGCCTTCGCGCAGGTAGCGTTCGAGGGCGGTGTCGTCGCCCATCGAGATCGCCCGCCGTGTAGCAGCAGCGTCAAGTGCAGAGGTGTAGGGCATGTGCGTTCTCCTTATGCGTCATCGCGGACAGCGAGATAGCGCAACACCTTGGCCTCGACGGCGAGCACCGAGCCGATGGTGAAGCCTTGCGAAGCGCTCGCTGCCACCCCTTCGTAGCGGGAGATCGCCGATGTGCCGGTTGCCGGTGCCGCTGCCGCCGCGACGGCGATGTTGTGGGTGATGTTGGCGGTCACGGTGGCGTCGTCGGTGCCAAGCATGCCGGATGCGAGGTTGGTGACGACGATGTTCTCGCCCGCGAAGGTGCCGACCAGCGACCCCTCATCGAGGACGAGGAAGCCTGCCGCGTCACCGCCAGCGAAGCTGCCGGAATAGAGCAGCACATCCCTGACCGTGGCCGTGGCGCGTGAGGTTACCCCCCGGACGGCCGAGCCCGGTGCAATCACTGCCGTGCCGCCGCCCGAGAACGGAAGTACCCAGCTTAGGAAGGCAGCGGTGATCAGCGTGCCGTCCGTTGCGTTGAAGACTTGAACGTGAGTTGGAATCCAGCCCAGTTCGACGTTGATGGCAGCGCCGTTTCCTACGGTGATGCCTGTCCTGATATTGCCCTTCGCCATTGTGAAGGCTCCTTTATTCGGTTGAAAAAAGGGCGGCAGATGGCCCGCCGCCAGTCCGCTCAGAGTGCCGAGACTGCAACTTCCAGCCGTGACATCCACGCCTGATTGAGGATCAGGGCGGCGTGCCACGTCTTCCAGCCGACATAGCCGCGCTGGCCGAGCGGATCATCCTTGGTCTTTTGTCCAACCGGAATAATCGTGGGAGAAACCGCACCTTGGCCGCGCAGCGCCACCATGCCCCAGCTATCCTGACCGAAGTAGATGATCGGGTAGACGTCGGCATTGGTGCCACCCGTCGATACCATCGTGCCGGGTGTCCCACCGGCATTGAGGAACGGGTTAAGGTCCGGCGACAGGACATAGCGCACATCCTCGACCGAACCGATCTCGTAGTCGGAGATCGGCGAACGGGTGCCGTATTCGGCCACCGTCTTGAAGCCGGGGAGATTGCGGATGTCGGATTCGACGTCGGTGTGGGCGACGGCGACATAGGCGGCTTCCACCGCCCGCGTGCCATAGTCCGAAGACGGTGACAGCGAACGGGTGATCTTCTGCGCCTTCAGAGCCTTGAGCGAACGCAGCACGGCGCGCTGCTTGCCAAGGGTGATCGGGGTGTTGACGTCGGTGCGCTGGGTGCCGTTGGCGTAGTACACGCTGGTGCCCGCCCTGACAATTCCGTAGTTCAGCGCCTCGATGGTGCGCCCGATGTTTTCACCGGCCTGCACCGATGCGTCGTTGAGCACCGGGTCTTCATGCAGGTCTTCGATCTTGTCGGTGACGATGACGACCTGACCATACTGGCGCAGGGTCGCCGAGACGTCCTCGTAGGAGAACTGCGTTTCGGTCGGGGTGACGCCTTCGACCAGCGGCGTGGTGGCTGCGGTGAAGACACGCGGACGCCGGAACTTGATGGTGTCCGTCTTGTTCTTCGGCATCGGCTTGGTGAGGCCAAGCTTTTCCAAGACCATGACTGGCTTGGCATGCTTGAGCATCTGCCGTTCCGCGTAGACATTTGTGCGGGGTGATACACCGCCATCGGCATAAGCTGTGATGGTCATTGGAGCGGTCCTTCATCGACCGCTCAACCCCTCATGCGCTGCGATACTTCTTTTCGTCCGGGTCAGTTTCCGCGAAGGCTTTCCAGATTTGCTCCGGGTCACCATCCTGCGGGATGCCGCTCACGGTGGGCCGGGTGCCTGCCGAGTGCGGAGATGCCGAGCCTGCCAGTTGTGCCGCGCGTCGCGGGTTGAGCCTTTGCGTTTGTGGCACGACAGGGGGCTTCTCCTCCTGCTGCGCCGGTTCTTGGTTCGACGCAACGAAATCCTTGAATGCAGCCAGAGTCTCAATCGCGCTGTACGGATCGATGATCGCTTCCTGATTGGTGACGAAGGCTTGGCGAAGATAAAGCGGCTGGTCGACAATCCATGCCCCGAACGCGGCTCCATGTTCCTTCAAGTACGCATCCCAACCCGGATGCTTGGCTTCAAGCATGTCCTCGTTGGCCTTGAGTTCTGTGTCCATCTCCTGATCGGCGGCCTCTTGGCGGCTCTTCAGATGGGTGTCGAACTGTGAAAGTTTTTCCGCAATCGGCGCGAGCTTCTTCTGAAGCGGCGTCGCGATCTCTGGATATTCGGCGGCTAACTCCGCGAGCGGGTCGGCGGCCTCTTGTTGGGCGGGAGAAGGCTGCCGCGCAGCAGCCTCATTCCGTTCCCTTAACCTGCGGCTGTACGAAGCAATCCGGCCCTCTATAGATCGGCGGGCGTGATCCGTCGTCGCGGTTTCGAGTGCCTTTACCTGTGCATCGTGTGCGGCCTTCAGTTCCGGCGGCGCGTCTGCCCAGACATCGGGGTCTTGCTGTTGCGGTGCGGGCTTCTGCGCAGGAGCGGCTCCGTCAACTGGCGTATCATTACCACTTTCAGGATTTTCCGCAAATTCAGAGTCGTCCGGGAGTTTTTCGTCGGGCTTCTCGCCTGCCTTTTCGGCGGCGTCGAGTTCGGCCCAAATCTCGGCTTCGGTCTTTTCCTGCGGTACGGTTGCCGCCGGGGCGGCCGGTGTCGTCGGTGTGTCGGTCATGGTTCCATCCCTCGTCTCAAATCCCGCTACGGTCGCGGGGCCTTAATTCCTCTGGTGTCTTGCTGGCCGGTCTGACCTCTGGCTCGACCAGCGCCAGTATCTCGCGGCAGGCGGCGATGCGCCCGCGCTGGAACTGGCTGTCGGCATGGCTCTGGTCGTTCTGCTCCAGCCGCCCGCGCGCCTGATCGATGATCGCGGTGGTCTTGGCGATCACCTCGCGCCATGTGTCGGTATAGACATCGACGCTCATGCTGTGCCTCCCTGTCCTTTCTCGATGACCTCGAAGTGGAACGAGCCGGTGGCCGCGTCCATCCGCATCATCATGACGAACCTGCCGGTGTCATCGATCTCCTTGACCGGAATGGTCACCTTGCCCTTGAGGCGGCGCACCAGCACGATGAGCAACTGCGATTTCATCGCCTCGATGGCGGCGGCATAGTCCGGGTCGGCTTCCGTCTTGCTCATGCCTGCCCCCGCATGAACTCTTCAAACTTGCGGGCGGTCGTCGCCTCGTCCTTCATGCCGCAGTCGTAGCAGATCATCTCGTTGTTGGGGCCGTATGGCCTGAGATCGTCCGCTTTGCCGCACAGTTCGCAGATACCGTCCCACGCTTCGCGGCGGTCCATGATGATGGCTTTACCTTTTTTCTCGAACAGCTTCTTGGTCATTGGCTCAAATCCCTTCCATACCAGATGATCCCGGCAAGCATGATGAAGGTGTAGATGACGCAGACGATGGTCCAGAATACCGTCCGGTCTGGTCGTTTTTTCGGGCGGAACAGTTCGTCATCTTCGTCTGGTCCCTCCTTCATTTTTTCCCCTTTGGTCCCGGTTCAAGACCGGCGAACGGAAACGGCCACATGTCTCCCGGCTTGCGGTCGATCCATCCGAACCATCTGAGCAACCGGCGCATCAATACGGCGCTCTCTGTTCCACCGGCTTGGCCGGTTTTGCTGGCGCGGCCGACCCGCCACCGGCGACATAACCGCCTGATCCCTGCGGCTCCTCGCCTCTGGCGCGGGCGGCTTCGGCGTTCTTCTGCTCGACCCCGACTTCGGAGGCGAAGATGCGCTCCTTCGAGGCGACGTCCATCTCCTTGCCCGCCAGCATGGCTTCGAGTTCCTGCACCGACATGTTGAGCTTGGCGGCGGTCATGTTCATCTGCGCATCGTAGTTCATCTTGGCGATGCGCTCCTTCGAGGCGTTCGACTGGTTGGCCAGCGCCACCTGCATTTCGAGCTTGTGGTTCTCCAGTGCGAGCTTCTTCTCGTCGGCTTCGGCCTGCGCCTTGGCCGCCGCTGCCGCCTCGTTGTTCTGCGCTGCCGCCGCCAGAATCGCATCGATCTCGTCGTCGGAGAGCATCACCTCGTCGGCCGGGATCATGTAGGCTTGGAATATCTTTTTGAGGAGTTCGCGGTTGCGCAGCATCGGCCCGAAGATCGGGTGGCCGCCGAGTTGGATGGCGATCACCATCAGGTTCTGCGCCTGCAATTCGCGCATCAGCAAGACGCTACTGCCGCGTGCGTCGACCTCGAAGTCGCCCTTGATCTCGGGCTTCTCGTTGAACTGCATGTTCCAGTCGTAGGCGCGGCGGATGTCCGGCGTGGTCACGTCGTCATCGAAGTTCTTGACGATGGAGCGGAACACCGTGTTGGCGGAGTTGTGCATCAGCGCCATGCCGGTCGCGGTGTTCTGCGCGTTGTTGGTGCCGACCTCGCCCTGCTGCCCCTGTATCACCTGCGGCATCGCCGACATGTTGTCGATGAAGCGTTCGCACAGGACGATGATGTTGGCGAGTTCGTTCTGCCGGGTTTCGATGTGGAACAACTGGAATGGCGGGTTTTCCTTCTGGATGCCGTTCTTGGCCTTCCACACCTTGCGTGCCTTGAGCCGGTAGTCGCCGTCCTCCGGTTCGATGTTCTGCGTGTCGATGATCACCTGCGGCCCGGAGGAAACCCCGGCATTGTCCATCATCGCCCGGAACGCGCCGTTCAACGCCGACTGCGGATCGCGGATGATCGACGGCATGCCATAGCCGAAGATCGAGGCCTCGTCCTTGACAAGGTTGAACACCGAATAGATGCACTCGCCGCTGTCGTAGGGGTAGAGCGCGAACTTCAATATCTCGCCCTGACAGAACCAGATGCAGGCGTTGACCGACGCCAGCGGGTCGACTTCCGCCACTTGGCTCAAGCCTTCCTTGGCGATGCCGTTGACCGTCTCGTCTTGGCTTTGCATCATCCACAGCGCGATGTCCTGCATGTCCTGCGGTTCGAGCGGCCCGTAATATTCGAACACATGGTAGAGATCGCCGGTCACCTGCTGGGTTGCGGCGCGGATGTTGCGGAGTTGCGCAAGGTAAGCCGGGGCCGACGTTGACGGCGCAAGCTGGAGCAGGCGGCGGATTGAATCCTTGTCGAAGCCTTCGAGCACGGCAAGCTGTCTGAGCATGCGCCGGTTCATCAAATGGCGCTCGAAGGTGCCGTTGCCGTCCTCGATCTTGGTGGCGTCCATGTCCGGGAAGAATCCCCACAGGTCGACATAGCGGTAGGCCGGTTGCTGCCCGGTCGAGACGTCAAGCTTGTGCTCGCCTGTCTGCGGGTCGGCCTTCCAGCCGCGCCGCACCTTGTCGCCCGTCACCGGCCCCTTGGTCACGCCGGTGCCGAGCTTGACCGCGCAGTCGATCTGGTCGCGCTTGACCGACTGGTACAGGCATTCCTTCAACTGGTCATCGATCTCCTTCTCCATCAGGTCGGAGCGCTTGCGGCCTTCCTCCAGCCGCGCTGCCAGCACCGATGCTGCTTCCTTGGCCTCGTCGGCCTGCGCCTGTTGCTGCGTCGCCTGTTGAGTCAACTGCGCCTGCTGGTCCGGCGGTGCGCCCGCTTCGGCCGCCGTTGCCTGTTGCTCCTGCGCCGCCTTGGCCTGCTCCTGCTTGGCGCGGAAATCGGCGGCGGCCTTCTCGGCACTCTCGGCCAGTGTCGGCACCGGCGTCGGCGAGATACCCCAGTTCTTCTCGTCGGTCGGAAACAACAGGTCTTTGAGCCGCGCCCCGAGCGCGTCGGTCTTTGGCCGGGTGGCATTGATGAACAGGCCCGAGCGCTGCTCCTCGAACAAGACCTTGGCGGTCGGCGGGTCATAGCGCCCGTGGTACTGCTCCAGATCGGCAATCCAGCGCTCCTCCAGATTGGTGCGCTTGCCGATGCGGGCGGTGACTTCCGCCTCCATGCGGCCGACGATCTCCTTGAGCTTGTCGCGGGATGGCGGCCTTAGCTGCTGTTCCGGGGCGAGGCTTTCCGGCAGTTGCATATTTTGCGCCGGTGGGTTCATCGTCATCATGTCGGCCATCTTAGTACCCTGCCCTTTGATCCGCGTTTTCCATGCCTGATCCGCCCCGGCTGATCTTCAGCGGCGGCAGTGTGGCGATCTTCGACCATGTGCGCCACAGATAGCGCATGTCATCCATCAGGTGGTCGGCCTGACCATCCTTGATCTTGCCGTGCTCGTCGCGCTGGTAGACCCGGTATTCGGCCTTTAACGACTGCAATGTCGAGAAAATCTTGAGTTGCCCCAGCGACAGCGCCTGCCAGACCGCGACCAGACCGGCCTCCAGTTCGTTGTTGGCGTCGGTGAGGATGAGGCCGAGCGACTGGTATTCGGCCTTGAGTTGCTTGCCGTCCTTCTGGGATGAGCCCTTCGCCGCCGGATCGATGCACCCCCTGATCCACTCGCCGCGCGCCTTGATGGCGGTGGCATGCACGACCGGGAGTTGCTGGCCCTTGTAGTGTTCCGAGTAGAGATAGATCGTACCGTCGACCGGGTTCTGCGCACCCCACAAGGCGGCGGTGCGGTTCCAGCCGACATCGAGCGCATAGGCTTTCTTCCAGCCGAAGGGGATGGCGAACGGCTTGACCTCGATGTCGGAGATCGGGATCGGGTAGATCACCCCCGAGCCCATTGTCGGTTCGCCCTTCGAGCGGGCGTCGCGCAGGTATTCCGGTGTCGATTCGAGCAGTTCCCGCTTGGTGGCTTCATCCAGATGAGGAACTGAGTCCCATCCGGCCTGCACGATGTAGCGCGAAGAGGAAACTTCTCCCATCACTGCACACTGATCTTGGGGATGTTGAGATTGGTTCCGCCGCCCAAGATGTTGAGCAGGAGCACGACGATGATCAGCACCATCAGCACCATCAGGCAAATCTTGATGATGCGGGCGGGCGGGTCGGGGATCGGGATGGTGTCGATGACGTAGATCACCAGCCAGTACAACAGCCCGAGAACCATCAGGTAAATGATGAGTGTTATCAATGCGCTGATCATAGGAACCCCTCCTAATTGCCCATCATGTTGGCCATCGTTTTCATGATGCCCTCGCGCTGGATGGGTGACGACGCTTGGGGAACGTAGACCTGACTGCCGATCAAGACCGTCAGTCGGAATCCCGTGACTATAACGCTGATTGAGAAATTAACCGAAATACCGCCCGGATTGGCGGTCGATGCGGTGAGCCCAAAGCCGCTGACAGGGATCGCGGTGTTGAGCCTGACCACCTCGTCTCCGAGCCCCACGGTGAGCAATGCGGGGCTGGTGACGGCGACGATGGCGTTGCCGCTGGCCACCTCGTCGCCGAGTGTGATGGCAAGCGGAATGCCGGTGATGTCGACGTTGGCCGTGCCGATCACGTTCTCGTTGCCAAGGCTCGATGTCAGCGCTGGCATCGCCGTGACCACCGCCCCGGCACCGCCCGCAACCGCAACCGAACCGAGTGAAGCCAGCATGAAGTTGCCGCTGACGTTGACGGTCTTGGGCAGTGACACGCTTGCGTCGCCGATGTCGATGTCGAGTTCGAAGCCGCTGACCTCGGCAATTTCCGGCACCGAAGCGAAGGCGTCGCCGAGTGTGATCACCAGCGGCGGGCTGGTCGCGGCGACATTGGCAATGCCGGTCACGCTCTCATTGCCGAGTGATATGTTGAGGGATGACATGGTGACGGCGACATCGGCCTCGATCACCACCGTCTCGTCGCCAAGGCTGATCGCCAGTGCATTGCCGGTGACGTTGGTCGAAACGTGGATCACCGCCGACGCCGTGGCCGTGCCCGCCGTGATGGTCATCCCCGGCACCGCCGAGATCGTGGTCGACACGCTCTGGTTGGCGGTGACGCTCTCGTCGCCGAGCGTGGCGGTCATGCCGTTGGCCAGCATCGAGATGGTGGCATTGGCCTTGCCGACGACCGTCTCGTCACCTTGGCTGATGGTCAAGGCGTTGCCGGTGACGTTGACGCTGACATCGACGGCGGGCACCGCGTCCCAAGCAATGAAGGCGGCCGGGGCGGTGTTGGCGAAGGCGGTACCACCGAAGTTGACGGTGGTGACCATGCCGGTATCGCCGCTGACGACGAGGTGGTGCGGCGTGCCGGTATAGAGCGAGATGTCCCAGCCACCGACGCCTGTCGCAGGATTGGCGGTGCCGCCCGCGTTCCATGATCCCGCGCCGACGCGATACCACACCAGCTTGGCGGTCAAATCGACGGCCATGCCCAAGACGTCGCCGGAAGCGTAGGTCGGCCCCCATGCCGGGAAGGTGCCGTTGATCGAGCCCGCGCCGTTGGCGAACTGGCCGAAGGAATGGGCGTCGGCACCGGGGTAGGTCAGCGCCGACAGGTCGGAGATGCCGTTGATGGAATTGGCGACGGTGGTGGTGGTGAACTCGACGTAGCGCTTGCCGGTCTTGGCCGTGGTCGAGCGCACCCAGTTGTTGCTTACGTCGCTGCCGCTGACGGTGAGGTTGCCGTTGGACAGGACGACGTTGACATTCTTCTTGTCGAGCGGGTTGAGCGTCGTATAGGCGGTCGGGATATAGACCGTGCCGACCGCAGAGGTCAGGCCGGGAACACTGGCAATGACGGCATTGGCCTTGCCGACGACAGATTCGTTGCCGAGCGTAACCGTCAGCGCGCCGGGGCTGGTGACGTTGACAGACACATCGGGGCCGCCCGCCGGGGTCGAGACGGTGACGCTGCCGCAGGTGATGGCCATGCCGACGTCGTTACCGACCGGCGTGTCCTCGAAGCACTGGATCGTGTCGGTGAGTTCACCGTACTGGCCATTGGCGTTACAGACCGGGATGAAGCCGAAATAGTGGGTGGTCTGCGTCGCGGTGAAGGTGAAGCTCTGCGGGTCGGCGTCGGCCGTCTCGCCGACGTTGTAGCGCGACGAGGCCGCATCGAGCAGCACCGTATCGCTGACGCGGACATAGACTTGCGGCGTAGGCGTCGTGCCCATGTAGACGTTGCCGCCGGAAACCTCGTAGACGCGGCCGATGGTCAGGCCGGTCATGGTCTTGGCAAGGCGCGGGTTGTTGGCGACGCTGTCGGTGGCCGTCGCCCTCGCCTTGCCGCCAGCAATCGACATCGTGGTGGTCGCGCCTGCCGTCCACGCCGGGTTCTTGAGGTAGTCGACGCCGCGTATCGGGGCATCGACGTGGGTTGGTGCCCACGCGGCAAAGCCGGACGGGACGCTCTGGGTGAACTCGCCGACTTGCGTGCGGATGGTCGCGGTCAGGGTGCCGGTGAAGGTCGCCGACAGCGCGTGATAGACCGTGTTCGGGGCGAACGAGCAGGAGATGCCGCCGACGCCGGTGGCCGGGTCATGCGTGGCGTTGTTGTTCCAGTTGCCGCCGTTCTTGCGGAACCAGATCAGTTCCGCGCCCGCATCCCATGCGATGCAGATGACGTCGTTGGCGACGAGGGCGGTCGCCCCGACCGTCAGCGTGGTGTCGACGGCATTGACGAAGATCGAGCCGTTTGTCCCGTTGACGTTCATGTTGGCGGTGGTGGCGGTCAGCGCATTGGTGATCGGCGCGATGCCGATGCGGCAGGCACTGGGCGTCGTGCCGGTGACGCAGACTTCGCCATAATACTTGCCCGCCGTTCCGGGCAGGTACGCCTTGGTCGAGCGCACGCCGGTGGTGGTCAGGCCTGCGGCGATCTTGTCGTGGCCGGAAAGGACGACGGTGGCGATCTTGTCGCCTTGGCTCCAGCCGTTCTCGATATTCAGCACCGGCTGCTTGAACGAAGCCAGCGCACTGGAGGGCCGCGCCCCGGACGAGATCGTCGCGGTCTGGTTGCCGGTCGCACCCGCCACGACCTTGAGCGCGTCGTAGATGTACTGGGCCGTGTCCGCGCCGGTCGTCGTGGTGTTGCCTGCCCGCTGCTTCCATGTCGTATCGGATGGCGCGGTGGTGACGCTGCCACCGCTGGCGGCGGTTCCCGGCGTGGTGGTCTTGTAGACGCTCCACGTCCCGGCCGAGCCACCCGCCATCGCGGCGACGAGCAGGGCATCGGTCGTGGTCGTCGTCACGCCGGTGGCATTGAGCGCCGTGGTGTTGGCCGCCGCGTTGGCCGCGATGGCGACATTCAGCACATTGGTCGGGGCGTTGCCGCGATAGGCGACGATGGTGCCGAGCGCGATGCTGGGGGTGGTCGGGAAGGCGAACGACAGGCCGGGATCGGTCGGACCCTTGACGCAGTAGGCCATCATGGCGGAGGACAGCGACGAGGTGGTGGTGGTGACGTCGTTGTTGAGCCGGTCGGTCGCCGCCAGTATCCAGTCGGCTGGCTTGGTGATCGCCGTGGTCGAGGCGATGCGGTAGGCGATGTGGGCGATTAATAGATCGCCTTCCTGCGTACCCGCAGGCATGGTCAGGACTATCGGCGATGCTGTCGCGGTGACTGTTGTGCTAACGCCGACGAAGGACCATGCCATCTGTCATCGGATCAAGCGATGCGGATGATGGCGTTGGATGCGTCCGCTGCCGGAAACACCACGGTGAAATCCCCGGCGGAACTCGACTTGTCCGAACCGAAGTCCAAGACCAGCACCGAGCGGTTGGACGAGGTGGTGTTGTAGATCAGCGCGCCTCTGGCGGTGATGGTCGATGTCGCCCATGTCGCGTCGGCAAAGTCGGTCAGCGCCGTGGTCGAGGACACGGTCGGCGTGACATTGGTCAGCGCCGCGCCGCCGGTGGTGTAGTTGCCGCCGGATGCGACCTCGCTGGAGATGTTGTTGGTGCCGCCGGAATAGTGGTCGGTCGCCCCGGAGATGGTCGAGGCCGACGTGACCAGTGCCATCTTGAAGGCGTGCGCGGCGGTGGTGAAGTTGTGCAGGGCGGTCATAAGCTCCTGCTTGAATGTGGTGCAGATGGCTTGGGTGGGGGCCATAGTCGGACGTCCTTCCTATTTGCGGTAGATGCGATCACTCTCGATGGCCGCCTTGATCCCGGCGAGGATGATCGCGTGCATCTTCTGCTGGTAGACCAGTGCCTGCTCCTTGATCGGGTCCGGGGCGTTGTCGCCGACGTACATCAGCTTGTCCATGATGCGCTGGGCGAAATACTCGGGCGGCCTGCCGCCGCCGGACGTTGTGACCACGGTCACATTGCCCATGCCCATGCCGACTTGCTCGCCCTTCATCCGACCAGCGCCTTCAATGATTCGAAGCGCTTGTCGATGTCGGCCTGCCGTTCGTGCAACTGTTCCTCGAAGGCGGCGAGCTTGTCGCGGTCGGCCGTCACCTGCGTGGTGCGCTCATCGAGATCGGCCTCGCGCTGGTCGAGTTCGGCGGTTCGGACGTCGGTCACCTTGGCCAAGCCTTCGATCACGGCCTGATGGTCGAGGATGGCCTGCCGGTCGGTGGTGTTCTCGGCGTCGTGCTTGGCGATATCGTCCTTGAGCGCCTGTTCCTTGGCGATGACCTTGCGTTCGCGCCGGTCGAGTTCGGCGTGCTTGGCTTGGATGTCGATGAGTTCCTTCGAGTGCTTGTCGTCGGTCCTGCCTTGTTCCAGTGCCTGCGTGTCGAGTTCGGCCCGCTTGGTCTGGAGTTCCACCAGTGAATCCTCGTTGGCCTTGGTCGCCGCCTGCAACTGCTCGATGCGTTTCTTGGTGGCCGCCGGGTCGCCGACGATGCCGAGAAGGCTGGTGAAGGCGTCGGACGTTTCGCCTCTGGAACCTGACATCATGATTTCACACTCCTGCGATGACAGCGACGCGGAAGCCGCGCCCTGCCGGGATGCCGACATAGCGGGTTTCGCCCGCCGCCATGCGCTGCGCGGTGGTGACCGCAACCGGGTTAGCGCCCCACTTCAGGCACACCGCTTCCTGCGCGTGGACCATGACGAAGGATGTCTGGTTGTTGAAGAGGGCGGATTGGGCGGAGGTTCCGGACGCGACGATCTGCTGTTCGGCGACGGCTGGCTCCATGCCTGCGGCGATGAAGTTCGAGCCGGTATCTCTCGCGCTGTCTCGGTACTCTGTCAGGAATAGCGGCATGGTCGACCCCTCGAAGCCAGTTCTCTGACCGCGAGACTATCATCCAAACCGGCGCGAAACGCAATCACCCGGATGAATGGGGCCGCGCCTCGCCGATCCAGCCCGAGAACTCCTCGCCATAGCGGCCACTGTGCAACTGGTAATAGTCGCTGTCGTCATCGAGCATGTTCAAGATCGCCTGTGCCTGCCGCTTGGTCTTGAACACCCGGACTTCGTAGTTGTGGCCGATGAGATACCAGAAGTCGGAGGTCATGTGCCTTCAGCCTTGCGCAGGCGATTGAGCAGGCGCAGCAGCATCGGCCAGTACGGAACCTCGCGCCCTTCGGCCATCCGCTCGACCGCGTCGATCTCCTCGTCGGTGGCGCAATCCTTGTCGAGCTTGGCCGGTTCGGCGTTGAGTTCGCCGCCGATGCTCTCGATCTCGGCCTTCAGCCTCTCGTACTGGTCCGGCGTCACCAGTTGGCCTGCCTTGGTGGTGACCGCCTCGATCATCCGGTAGACCTGTTCGCTCGACCACAGCTTGCCCTTGTCATCCGGGTGGATGTACGGGGCGGGATCGACGGGCTCGACCTTGGGGCCGTCGCGCAGCTTCTCGTATTCCCGCTTGGTCGGCTTCTTGTCGCCCTTGAACACATCGGCTTTGGAGGAAAGCACGGTCGGCTTCGGGGTGACGCCTTCCTCGATCTCCTCGCCAAAGTCCGGGATGAAATAGGGCACGCCGGTGTCGGGATTGTATTTCGTTGGCATGGCTGTCTCCTCTGCGCTATGGTCAGCGCGGTCCTCCAGTAGCTTGGTGGTCCGAATGTTGACGCTTCTCCTCCCCCACGGATAAAACGCACCACCCCTGCGCCGTGGGGTTTTTTGTCACTTCTGCTGCTTCTGCTCCGCCTGATAGCGCTGGAACGCTTCCCGCACGATCTGCTCGATGGCCGTGATCAGGTGGGCGGCGACGAGCCCCCACAGGTTGGGCATGCCGAATGCGCCGGATGCGCCCTCCGGGGTGGCCGTTTGCTTCGAGGCCCTCTCCAAGAGTTTCGCCAGTTCAGCCTTGAGTTCATCGGTGGTCTTCTCGGGTGCTGATTCGGTCATGGTCTGTTCCCTTGTGCGTTGCTGATTCGGTCCTGATTCGTTCACTCGCCCATGCCGCTCATGCGCTCGCGCAACAGGTAGGCTTCGAGCGGCCATATCTGGCGGATGGCATCCTCCTTGGCGAACTTGCGCCCGAGTTGCTCATCGAAGTTGAGCGGGTCGGCCGGTGTCGACTTGCCGATGATGATGTAGCCGTTGTCCAGCGTGACGACACAAAGGGTCATGTGCGGGTGGCGCTCCGGGGCGATGTAGTCCTCGAACTCGATCTTGGCGAGGATGTCATCGAGGTCGATGCGGTTCGGCGTCTTCTGCACCGCCTTCGACTCGTCGTCGGTCATTCTGACGGAGGACAGGTTGGTGCGCTCGTAGCGCTGCTGGTCGGTTTCGTCGGACATCTTCGAAGCTTCCTCTCGGGTTAGGGGTGCGGGCAATCTACACCAGAACCGCCACCGCCACCATGACAGCCAAAAGCACCACCGCGACGGTCGAGGCCTTCGCGTACAGGGTCAGATACCAGACGTGGTTTTCCACCGCATGGATGTGGCGCTGCATGTCGGCGGTCGCCTCGATCAGCGCGGTCATCTGCCACGACGGGACGTTGATGTTGGTGTGTTTCATCGGCGGAACCCGGTTTGAGGGCTCGTCGGTCACGGCAGGATGTACTCCAGTTCCGCGAGGCCTTCGGGCCGACGCCTGCCGGATGGCGGATGCCGGTGCCAGCCTTCGGGCTCGCCCTTGCCGTCCCATGCCAACAGCGCCCGCGCCGCATCGTTCACCGTGTGGTAGCACCAGCGGTCGGCATAGCCTGCGCGGTCGCCGATCTCGCCAAGGATGATGGCGTGAGTGAAGCCGAAGCGGTAGATCGCCGCCCAGTGGGTGACGCCGATCTGGCGCACCAGCGCGTAGCCGTTGGCGAGCAGGAACTCGTAATACTCTTCGGTCATGCTGTTCTCCCCTTAAAAATCGCGCAGCTTGAGATAGCGCTCGTTGCCGGTCTTTTCTGCCAGCATCGTCAGGTTCTTGCGGTTGGGCAACACGCCCCGGTACAGCCATTCGAACAGCCGCCGGTAGCCGACGCCGAGCCGGTCGGCGAGGACCGTGCGCGAGGCGATGTCGTGGCTGGTGGCCTCGCGCATCAGCAGCGAACGGAACTCGTCCCAGTTGTGGTGTCGCATATCACATGTGTCCCAGTATCGCCTTGTCGGTCAGAAGCTGGAATTGTAGTACAGTTTCGCTCATGCCTTCAAGCGGCGTGAACGTAATCAATAGGATGCCCTGCGTCGTCATCAGCCGGATCAGGCACTCGCCGTAGACGTCCATCGGACATTCTTCATCGAGCCAGATCACATGCTGCGATGTACCTTCGAACGAGCCGCGCCCCTGCTCGTATGACTTCATGCTGAGTGTCGACCAGCCGCCAGACGAATGTTGTACTTTGACGGTGTCGACCAAGTCTTCAACGCCGCGTTTCCATGTGACCCGGCCAAGTAGATTTCCGGGCACCATGCCAGTTCCCTGAAGTATTTTGCGCACGCCATCGTAAGCAATGGGGCCGAGCAGCGCCGCCTGCACGATGTCACGGGTGGTTTCGTTGCGCTTGCCGCAGGCCCATGCCCGGATTGGCATGGTGAAACGCTTGCCGGTCCACCAGTTCGGATAGAGCCCGGTCAGGTGGCAGGTGGTTTCATACGCGCCGCAGGTGGTCTTGCCGACGCGGTTGGCGGCGAGGAAGCAGCGCTCGCGGTAGGTCAAGCCCGCCTCGAAGAACTCCAGATGCCGTGGATAGAGTTCGCGCCGGTAGATCAGCACGCTGCCGTCGCGGTCGAGCGTGTCCTTGTCCGGGAACAGGTCGAAGAACATACGCTGCTTCAGCCGCTCGATCAGGGTGGCGGTCAGTGCTGCGTAGTGCTGCTGGCTCTGGAGTGGCAGCCGCGCGATGATCTCGGGCGGCAGGATGTCATCAAGTAAAGCGTTCATCGTTCCAAGGCCACTCACCAGCCTCCTTGCGCCGTCTGGATTCGGCTCCGACTGCTTCCGGGTCGGTAACGTCGAGGTCTATCGGGCAATCGTACCAGATCAGGAAACACGGTTTGCAGATCGGATCATCGCCATGCCACATCGAATAGCGCAGGTACTGGTCACCGCCGCAAGCCGCACATGTGGCTTTAGTGGGGTCGTTCATCGGAGCGGCCCATCAGGTCGCGCAAGTTGCCCTCTTCGGCCAGCTTGTTGATCAGCCCCAGTATCTTGGCCCTGAAGTCGGGATTGTGCCAGCTTGCGGCAACGCCGAGCAGGATGAGAAAATCGTCCGGCACCACGCCGCCGTCGTTCTCCGGGGCATGGATGATCGGATGGCCGTCGCGGATGTACAGCACCATGTCACTGGGCTGGGGCTCGAAGTCGTCAACCTGCGAGATGGGTCCGGCGGGGATCAATGCTGCACTCCCGGCTTGAGTGACCGCGCTTCGGCATTGAGGGCCGCAAGCTCGAATCGGATTTCATCAAGGGTCATCGAAGAATAGCTATGGCTAACTTGCAGGGTGGCATGCTCGACCAGCAATCCTGCGACCTTGGCGAGGCCCATCGTCGCCTGCACCGCAGCGGATGGCACCTTGCACTTGCGGGCGAAGGCACGATCCTCCTTGAGCATCTTGGTGATCAGTTCGACCGTGATCTCGAACTTTTCGACCACATGGTTTTGCAATTCTTTCAGCCGATCCTTGATGTAGCCCTTTGTCGCCAGACGCTGCGCATGCTGCCTTGACGGCTTGTAGCCTGCATCGGCGTAGGCCTCCTCCAGCGTCCTGCCAAGCGCACGGGCCTGACAGAACGCTTCATGCTTGGGGTTTTTGAGAACGCCCATTACTGCCCGGATTCGACCGGCGGTGCAGGTGTGTTGGCCGTGATGGCAGCGGCAATCTCCTGCTGGTCTGCATCAAGGGAGTCAGCCAAGGCGTTAAGGGCAACAGGGTCTTCGGCGTTTTCGCGAATCTGCGTTGCAAGACCGGCAACGAGTGTGAGGATGGAAGCAACAGCCGTCTTGGTTTCGAAAACTTCCTGCTTAATGCGATCTAGGGCAGCGGTCATGATCAAAATTCCTTCTTTGATTTGATGAAGCAGTTCGTGCTGATGCTCAAGTGCTTCGTGCAGTTGGTGGTGAGATCGTCTACTGGACCAGCGTTCATCTGGCATATCGTTCCCCCGTTTCTCCCGGTTGGTTGGTAAAATCCTTGCGACGTGATGCGTACCACAAATTTCTTGGGAAGACCAAGGGGTGGGAGAGCGGATAACTTCACTCCTTCGCAGCCTCACGTTCATGCCAGATGTCGCGATCATAACTGAGCGACAAGCCGGGGAGTATCGAGAAAGCTTCGAAATACAGTTCGAAATCAAACCGCCGGGTCGAACCATCTGTGAAGGTGAACTGGAACCATTTCCACTCATCGTCCCATTCCACAGGCTCGATACATCTGACGTGATCGAGATTGATGATAATTTCCCCTGCTTTGGTGGTGGCGATCTTGATCAGGTTCATGGTGTTTAAACTCCCTTTCCGGTTATGCGCCCACGACCACCCCCGGAAACCCCATCGGGACATCAAAACCCCGGTGGGGTTTATATCCGTTAGGATATGCCATGCGCGCGCGCAGCTTCTAACATACTGTAATTCTTTAACATTTGCCATTCATGCGCTACACCCCAAAACGTGTGCGCGCGCTACACCTAAACCATCTCTAAAATCTCGACCATATGGCCGCTTTTCCGCCCACTCACCACCCGGATTTTTTGCCGGTCAAGGAGCCCCAGAATCCCCTTCTCGAACCACGGCATATTAAACCCCTCGCGCTGGTCCTTGGGCATCTTGTCGAAGGTTTTGGCGGCGCTCGCCCGCGTCACCTTCATGTTGCGATCCGCGTGCCATTTGAGCAGGCGCAGCACGACGCCTTCCACCTTGTCCTGCCTGCCGATGCCGTCGTCGGCCCGGATCGGCGCATCGGTGCAGATGAAGCGGTAGAACTGCCATTTGATGTTCACCTGCTTGTCCGGCTTGGAGTAGTTAGGCTTGTTGTTGGTCAGAATGCGGGCATCGGGATCGACCGGATCACTATCCTTTTCCGCTCTTGGCTTGGTCATGTAGACCACCGAGCGCGCCATATTGAACCACGCCGTCGAGCCTGAAGCGCCGGTGCCTTCGTTCACCCCGGCATTGGATGGGTGGGCAAGCATGATGATGGCGCAGTTGTGTTTTTCCGCCAGCAATTGCAAATGGCGCATCGAGAAGGCAGCAAGATTGCGGTTGTTTTCGTCGCCGGTGACCAGCAGCGAGCGGTTGTCGAGCCAGACACAGATCGGCTTGATTAACCCGATGGTCATGTCGAGGCGGTGGAACAGGTCGGTCAGCGCCACCACGGCCTTCTTGTCGTCACTCTGAGTGATCAAGGCGGCATTGATTATCTTGTTGAGATCGATGATGTGGAAATTGTCCAGCCGGTCGAGATGCATGCCTTCAGCCTCACATATCTCGTCGCAGCGGATGTGCATTTCCTCCAGTGGTTCTTCCGCCGAATAGAAGATCACCGGGCCAGCCCTGATCGGTGCCGACAGCCACGGCATGGAAGCGGCACAGGCAACCGATGCCTGCAACGCCACCAGTGTCTTGCCGACTGCGCCGGGGCCGGTGAGAATGGAGACATAACCGACGCGGAACAGGTTGCGGCCATCCAGCCATTCGCGCACCGGACGCGCTAAACCATGCCAAGATGACACCAACACTGTAGGCAAAGGCTCCAACGGCGGAGCTTCCTGCCCATTACCATGCAAATTTGCGTGGCCGTTGGGCTTGGGATCAAACTCCCATTCCGGCATCTCCGGTTCGGGCCAGCGTATGTCGAATGTCGCCGCCTCTTGCGCTGTCCAATGGTAACCATTCGGCCCGTCATGGGCAAAAAACGACTGTTCCTCTTCAAACCCGGCATCCTTGCGTATGCGCTCGTTGATCTTGTGCTCGCTAAAGAACTCCTCGATGAGCGCGTCGTCGTCCTTGGGAATGTCGCTCATGACAAATCCCCGCGCTCTTTGCGGAACTCGACGGTCGCGCGCAAGAAATATTCAGGCCATTCATACTCTCTGGGGGCGGTCGCCAGCCACGCCACCACCTCGTCATCCTCGACGTCTTCGGCCCATTCGACGGTGATGGCATTTTCATGGGCGATCAGCATGATCCGGGCGATGGCCAACGCTCGCGCCACCTTGGCAGGATCAGCCATTTTGGGGCCATCAGTCACACCGCACCACCCTTTGTAGTATTGAATCTCGGGGGAAATACGATATGTTGACTGGGCATCTGGGCTGCTTTCTATGATCTTTGCGGGTTATGACTGGGCACAGGTTCGAGGGATGGATTGGCCCGAAGCGTTCCCGCGCTTCGGGTCTTATCTTTAGCCGCCTTGCAAGTGAATGCGAGTCGAAATAGCTCCCCAGTCGGTCAAAATCCGGAACGCCGCCTCGACGCTGTCGGCCCATGTTGCAACGCCGCCGAGCGCGATGACCTCATTCATGAAATTATATTGCTCGTCGGTCGGCTCCTCGCCGCCACGTTTCAGTTCGAGCGCATGCAACTGCGCCGCCGGGGCCTTTACCAAGAGGATGTCGGAAACACCATCCTTGACGCCCATGCGCTTCAGCCTGCCGCCTTCCGGCGACACCCGCCTGCCTTTACTGTTGATGAAGGCCGGACGCTCGCCGCCATTTGGCACATGGAACCACGTCCATCCCGGAGCGAGGCCCGCGCGCAGATAATCGGTGACGCAGCAGTGGATTTCAAATTCACTCGGGCCACGCGGTTTTATCCCGCGCTGCCGCTTGGTTTTGAAGATGTCGAGTTGCCGTGCTTCACCCATGCTAATTTTTATAGTACAAGAGGCGAAAGGAGAGAACCCCATGCCGTCAAAATCTCAAAAACAAAAACGGACGATGCGCGCTGCCGCGCACAACCCGAAGTTCGCCAAGAAGATGGACATCCCGCGCGAAGTGGCGCGGGAATACGTGGCCGCCGACCAGCACAAGGGCTTTGGCAAGGCGATGAAGAAGGGCAAGTGACATGCGTGATGCACTCGGAAACATCATACCGGGCTCCGTCCCGGTGCAAAGCGGCACAGTTCCCGCTCCCGGCGCTCCATTACGTGCCCCGGCAGGCCCGCAACTGAAGGCGGCAGGCCTTCCCACCAACGCATCGCCTGCCGCGAGCCAAGCCTTGGCCGGACAGATCAATCGCGCCGCCGCCATGCAGGCACAATCGGCGGTGTCGCTGGGCAAGCCGCTGGCAGGCGCGGCACGCCCGCGCGGCCTTGGCACGGTGCTGCGGTGAGCACCCTCGCGATCTGGGTCGTCGCCGCCGCCGTCGTCACCATCGTTGTCGGCAAATATCTGAAGTACCGCTCTTGATATCTATGTAGCCGCAGGTTACAGGTGTAGGAACCGTGTACTACGAGAGGTACTGGGAATGTCCGACCAAAGACCACCTGCCATCGTGCATGAAGCCGCCTTGCGTATCGGCGGCCTTTCCGAACTGGCGCGCAGGCTGGGCATCAAGCACACCGCCTTCTACCGCTGGACACTGGTGCCGCCGACACGGGTGTTGAAAATCGAGAAGATCACCGGCGTTTCCCGCCACGACCTTCGCCCCGACCTTTATCCGCGCGAGGAATGACAATGGAAGACATGACATGGAAGCCGGGGAGGATGACGGCATGAGCGACGACAAGGTCACCACCCTGCCGATCAAGTTCAAGTCGCCGCAGCCGGAAGAGCAGTTGCTCAAGGTGGTGCATCGTGGCGGCGGCACTGGCTGCGACCACCGCTGGACGTGGAAGGACGGCACCATGCGCTGCGTCACATATGTGATCTCCAACGAGGGCGAGACTGAGGTGGAATGCGGCGCATGCGGCACCCGCCTCGACCCGATGTTTGTCCTGCGGCGGCTCGCCCATGAGGAGACGAAATGGCATGAGACGCGCCAGCGCTACGATGACGAGATGAAACGCCTCGCCGAACGGTCGAGAACCAAGTGCGAGTATTGCGACAAGATGACGAGGATCAGCAGGCGATGACCGAAGTGGAGAGGTGAAATGGAAAAGCACATGCACTTGAAGGCGGGGATAGACCCGGATGGCACGCCCCACTCGAAGTTCGTCAACGACATGATGATGAAAATCCTCATGGAATGCCCCAACCCCGAAGACCTGCCGGACCCGGACGATCACCAGCGCGGCAACATCATTCTCGGCACGCTGGGCGCGATCAACGCCGGGGTGGTCGCCAACCTGTTGCAGGAGCCCGAGGACGTCATGACCTCGATGGGGGTGATCGCCCGCATCGCCAACGAGAGTTTCCAGCAGATCGCCGCCTTGCGGGAGCAGATGATCGCCGGGAGGCACAAGCATTGAGATGAACGAATCGAGCGGCTTTGTCGAACCCATGTTCCAGCAGTTGCTGGCTCTCGGCCTTCCCGGCCTAGTGATCATCGGACTGGGGTTTGCCTCCTATCGTTTCTACAACCGCTCGCAGGAACTGACCGACACGCTGATCGCCATGACACGAGAAAACGTCAAATCGCAGGAGGCGGCAACCGACGCCATCAACCGGCTGACCGACCTCTTGCGCTCACGACGGGAATTATCGGAGAAGTAAGCCGTGAAGCAATTTTTAAGGATGCTGTTCAAGCCGCACGACGGCACGCGGGCGGAAATGCTCGAAAGTGTCGTACAGGCAAGGCTGGACATGGAAAATGCAGGCAGCCGACTGGAATATGTCATCCGCCGCCTCATTCAGGAGAATGACCGGCTGGCACGGAGGGAACGACGCAATGTACAGAAGCCTAGCACTTAACCGGGTGTTGCTGACCGCAGCGGGGCTCATTGTCGTTTTTGTCGCCATGAAGGTCTTCATCGAGCCCAACCTGTTGATGAGTGTCCTCAACGGCTTGTTCGCCGGGATGACCGTCGGCATCGTCGCCGCCTATTACCGGCTGATCTGGGAAGCGATCTGGCGCGGCGGCGAATATGACCGTATCCGCAGCTATTCTCTCGGCCTGTTCCTGCCGTGGGTCGCCCTGTTCGTCCTGATCGGCGTGTCGATCCAAGCCCGGACGACGGAACTCTTCACCGGCCCGAACTACACGGCCGGGGCGCTGGGGCGCTATATCGCCATCATCGCCGCCGTGATGCAGGTCAACGCCCTCGATTTCAGCTACGCGCTGCTGCATGGCCGCGACCGGGTGATGGTCAGGTCGGGTGTCGTTCTTGGCCTCGTCGTCGCCGTCGCCACCATCGCGATCCAGCAGTGGTGACCGACATGCCCGGACATATTTCCATGTGGACGGTCTACGACCATCCGAGCGACTTCCCGGATGTGTTCATCGCCCGCCGGTCGGAGGTTCACGGCGGCGGCGTGCTGGTTACCACCGGCGACATCGTCACCTCGCCCAAGCTGAAGGATGTCCGGCACGAAATGCGCCTGCGCGGCCTCGTCTGCATCGACCGGCAGGAGGACGACTACGCCACCATTGTCGAGGTGTGGCTGTGAGCTTCGTCATCATCAACAACCGCTTGCGGCAGCAGCAGACCGATTTGAACCACTGGCGTCACGAAGTCGGCAAGCTGCATTCGCAACTGGACCGCATGCGCGACGAGCGCCGTCAACTCAACGAGTACCGCAAACGAAAGGGAGCCCGAATGAAACCTGTTTCATGGACGCTGCACAAACAGACCGAAGACATCATCTTCATTGTCGATGACGACAATGGTGGCATGAGCATCACCAACGCCGCCGAAGCGGTGGTCAAGGACGCCTACGAGGCTTACGGCGACCGCCGCATCGTCTACCGCGACACGATGGGTGAGTGGGATGAACTCGTCCACGACCACGGTCGCTTCACCGGCTTTGACCGCTACAAGGCGGAGATACCGGCATGAGCCTGACCGAGCAGGTCGTTGCCGCCGGGACCAAGGCGCTGATCATCGAAGCCGAGAACAAATCCGACTACCGGACCTGCGCCATCGCCGTGATCACCGCCGCGCTTGTGGAAATGCGGCCAGACAGGATGACTAAGGCAGAACGGACCAAGATCAACAACGCTCTGTCAAAGCTGATCTCTGCTGCCGAACAGTTGGGCTCGCTTGAGTCAAGCTACGGGTGGAATGAAGTGTCGAATAAAGTCGAGAAAGCTCGTGCTGATGTGATCCGTGCGATATCGAAGGAGAAAGACCAATGACCGCCCGCACCTCCGAACTACTGGCAAAGGCACTGGACGAGGTCGGCCTGACCACGATGGCCAAGCTGGCGCGGCAGGACATGTTCCACGACTACCTGTCACCGCAGGCGACGCCGACGATGGGACTGGTCGACATGCTGTCCGGCGCTGCCCAAGGCTGCCCCGATGGCAGGCGCATGCGCGCGATCATCGCCCTGCGCCAGCGGGTGATCGACGGCGACTTCGACGCCGACAGCGAAGAGAGCGAGGCATGGGCCAATAGCCCGGAAGGACAAGCCACCTTCGCCAAGCTGTTGGAGGGCAAGTCATGAACACCGAAGAGATGATCGCCACCATGCTGCCAGCGGAGAAGGCCCCGGCCTTCATCGCCGCCATGCAGGAACTGTTCCGCCTCGCCGACGACGCCGGACTGGTTGTCGACATCGCGGTGCGGGTGCTGACCAAGCGCGGCAATAAAACGATATCAGGGGAATTACCATGAGCGCACCGCAGCTTTTCACTACCGACAACCTCTCCCCGGTACGCGCCACGCGGGCGCTGCTGCATGAGATGGCGGCCAGCTTCGCCGAGAACGAGTTCAGCCTGAAGGGCAAAGCGCCGTTCATGTGGCTCATTGGCAGCGGCCCGCGCATCGTCTGGATCGAGACGCCGTGGGAGAATGAAAACGAGAAGATGGCGGCGGTCTATTTCCTGCGCAAGACCGCCTATGCGCTCAAGGCCGACTGCTACGCCTTCATCTCGGAGGCATGGCTTGCCGTCTACAAGGAGATGCCGGGGCCGAACTATACGCCGCCGGGTGATCTGCCCAAGAGCGAGCGTGACGACATCCTCTACGTGCTCTCCGTCGACCGCAACGAGCAGGCGCATAGCCGCTGGCTGGTGACACAGCCGCGCCGGGGCATGAATTTTCTCGGGCCACGGGTCGACGCCGAGGATTTCACCAACACGTCAGGGACGATGACAAGCATTTTGAAGGGGTGGTCATGAGAACCTGCGGCGACTGCCAACTCTGCTGCAAGCTTTTGCCGGTCAAGGAGATCGGCAAGCTCGCCAACACCCGCTGCGCCCACCAGCGCACCGGCAAGGGCTGTATGGTCTACAACACGATGCGCATGCCGTTTTCGTGCAAGGTGTGGAACTGCCGCTGGCTGGTCAACGACGACGCCGACGACCTGAAGCGCCCAGACCGCAGCCACTACGTCATCGACATCATGCCGGACTTCGTCACCGTGCGCGACGAGATCACCGGCTTTGCCGCCTCGATCCCGGTGCTACAGGTCTGGGTCGATCCGGGCCACCCGGACGCATGGCGCGATCCGCACCTGATGGCCTACATCGCCCGTCGCGGCGAGACGGACAACATGGGCACACTGATCCGCTTCGGCAACGACCGGGTGATCAGCGTCTTTCCACCCGCCGTCACCGGCGGCGACTGGGTCATCCGCACGGATGGCCAACTGACTGAAGAACACTCCCCGGCCGATATCTTCAAGGCCGGGTACGGCATGGTCATGGAGGTGGAACCGTGACCGACATCCACTCGAACAAATTCTGGCGCAACGTCATCACAAAACTCAAAGGAGAAGACGCAATGACCGAACACGACGCAATGAAGAAGATGGAATCAGCCATCAACGAACTGAACATAGCGGCGGAAGCGCCGCAGGTGGAGAACGCCACCGTCAATTCGGTGGTCCGGGAATCAACCCATATCCGCGTCGCCCCGCAGCAGGGCCTCGACGCCAGCCGCCTGATCGAACTGGCGCGGTCCCGGCTGCAATTCGCCCGCGACCAGCTTCAGGAGATCAAGCGCGACCACACGCTGAAGGCGTTCGAGATCGACAACCAGTACCAGCAGCGGCTGACAGAGGCGGCGCGCGAGCACGACGAGGCGCACAAGGTGCTGGCCGAGCAGACCAACGCCAAGGCGCGACCGGCGATGGACATGATCGATCTGGTCGAAAAAATGCTGAAGTGACATGACCGACGACCATTGGCACACCAAGTACATCCTCAACCCCGACCACTCGATCACCTCCTGCGACCTGATGACGTGGGCGGTTTGGTTCGAGGATTACCCGGAGGCCCGCAGCGTCGCCCTGACCATCACCGAGCAGTTCGAAATCTCGACGGTGTTCAGCGGCATCGACTACAACTGGAGCGGCGTCGGGCCGCCGAGCCTGTTCGAAACGATGGTGTTTACGAAGGACCGCGAGGACGGCATCGACCACGACATCGACCGTTATGCGACGTGGGACGAGGCTGTCGCGGGGCATGCGGCAATGGTCACGAAGGCCATCGCCTATTTTAACCAAATGGGAGTTACGACAATGGGACTATTATCGAATCTGTTGGGATCAAAAGCCAAAGACGCAGTCAACCAGTTCTCTGGCAACAAGGATTTTCTCGAAGGCCTGTGCGCCGCCTGCGCCATGACGGCAGCGGCCGAAGGTGGCATTGACGACGAGGAGTTCGACAAGGCGCTCGAAGTGATGATGTCAAACAGCGCCATCGCTGCCTCTTTTTCGGGCAGCGAGGTCGAGCAGGTGCTGGGCAAGATGACTAAGAAGACCGGCACCCGCATGGGCAAGGCCGAATTGATGGAGGAAATCCGGCAGGTGGTTGAACGCGACAAGAGCGGCAAGATGGGTCAGGCCATCGTGCTGGTGGCGCTCGACGTTGCCGACACCGGCGGCATCAGCGATGCCGAGACGGCGGTCATGCGCAAGATCGCCGACGTGTGCGGCGTCAACTACGACAAGATCGCGGGATGATCGACTGGCTGAAGCAGCGCATCATGGCGGCGGCGTTGTCTGCCGCTGCCACGATCACCTTCCTTTCACTGATCAGTCCGGCTTGGCTGGACTTCTTTTTCGACCTGATCATGGTCGGGCTGATCTTTATCGTTGGCAAGCTGGCTAAGGAGAGGCCGAGATGAATTATAGGCATACAGCGGAGATGGGCGAGATATCGGGCTTTGCCGCCGATGGCAGCATGGGGGGCGCACTCTACGAGAAGGTGTGCAACGACATGCTGGAGGCCGGGGTGAAGTGGATCATGGAGCATCCCGACGCCGAACTGAAAATGTCGGGCATCCGCAACGTTACCGGCATTTTTCAGATGGGCACGCCCGCAGGCGAGGAACTGGAGAAGGTGGTGGCCGAGTCCAGCCGGGGCGAACCGGACGCGACCGGCAAAACCCACCTCGAATGCACCGGGGCGCAGATGCACCATGTGATGATGCGGCTGATGTTCATCTCCGAGCACGGCTGGGACAAATATGTCGAGGAGGTGTTGAAGCCTTATCCCGACGACGCGGACGAGCCTGACGACGAGCCGCCCGCAGCCGCATAATTCGTAGTACAACCGTGAGTTGAAATACCCCTGTTTTATGGTACAACCGTAAAAAAGTGTAAATCGACGTAGACAGGGGTTACAGAAGCGCGGCGAGGATGTCATGGACGATCTGATCTAAAATCTTCGTCGCGTTCCACGATGCCTCCACGGGGCAGGAAACCGTAAAATACGGTTCTAATCGAAAACACTGTTTTTCCTGTACTACGTAACTTTTGAAGCAAAGCAAAGTAACCTGCTAAGACAAAGTCAAATATTCAGGGCGCGATTTTGGCGCTGGGAGCCACCGCAGGCATGGCCAAGGCCGACGACAAAGTAGGGAATGGTACATCCGGCAAAACTGTACTGCGTTCGGCACGCGGGCTTTTCGCCGCCACCGGCAAGGTTTCCAAGCCAATCGACCGCATTTCGCATGATTTTTACAGTACCCCGGCCGACGTCACGCGGGCATTGCTCCGGGTCGAGGGCAAGCGCCTCAGTGGATTCAAGAAGATTTGGGAGCCTGCCGCAGGCGAGGCCGCAATGGCAAAGGAACTCGCCAAGGCGCTGCCCGCCAAGATCGTCACCTCCGATATCATCGACCGGGGCATCGGTGCCGAGATAAAATCCTTCTTCGATTATGACAAGCCGCCCGCCCCGGCGCTGGTCACCAATCCGCCGTTCAGCCTCGTCAACGTCCGCGACGGCAAGGGCAGGTGGATCACCCATGCGCTGGGCACGCTCGACATCGACTACATGGCGCTGCTGCTGCCGTTCACATGGCCAAGCGCTGGCGGTCTGGGCCGGGTCTGGGACAAGCACCCACCGGCGGTCGTCTATCTCTTGACATGGAAGATCGATTTCACCGGGCAGGGAGCACCGCCGCAGAACAATGCGTGGTTCATCTGGGATAAGGGCCACCGGGGCGACACGCTTTTCAAGCGCCTCGACCGCAAGCCAAGACAGGGAGAACTCTTTTGAAAACCGACATACTCCCCTACGCCCGCGCGGAATATTTCCGCCTGCTGCGCCTGCCGATTGGCGGGCTGGAGCGGCATTATAACCAGCGCTACATGTGCTTCCTGCGCGATCTGATCGCTGAGCAGGAGGGCCGCCCGTCTGAAATGGTGCAGTTGGATTACGAGTGGGCCGTCCAGAGTGAGCAGTACAAAGTGAGCGCCACCGACCAACAAACGGGGGAGAAAGGAGGTCGGTGACGCCCGTTCCGGTGGAGGGTTGGTAGCGACCGTTCACGACCGCCTCCACCGAAATTCTTTTAGTCCGGGTGCATCAGAAGAGAGATTTCCCGGAGCCGTTCCATATAGGCGGCGGCCATGCGGCGGCCATGCACATCATCACCTATCGCACCAAGCTGCATGCTGAAAGCCGAGATGGCGACGCGCACGGTCATCGCCTGCCCGACCGTCAACTGACGGCCATTGATGATGATGTCCGGCTCATTCATGACGCTGGCGGGCGATCTGCGCCTTCATCGACTTCTTCAGGGTATCGTTGACCCGCTGCAACCAGCCGGGGCCGGTGGCACGGAAGTAGTCAACGACTTCGGGTTCGAGACGCAGGGTCAAAAGACGCTTTCTCGACGGTGGCCGCCCGACCTTTTTCTTTTCAACATTCATATCCATTAGCGGACTCCTCTTTTATTTCAAAAATCGTACTACGAAACTCTTGACGTGTTACGGTTTTGCAATTACATAGTACACAGAGAGCGTAAAAACAAGGAGAAAAGATGGCCAAGGTCACCGTGAAGATCATCTTCAACAAGCTGCTGGGTGGCTGGTACGTCGTGCGGGGTCCGCACCAGACGCCGCTGTCCGGCAGGTTCGACAGCAAGGAAGCTGCCGTAGAATGGCTCAACAGGAGGAAATGATGACAGAGAACTCTTTCAACCACGGGATCAAGCGCGCGCTCGAAAAGGGCTGGACCGCCGGTGCCCGCCGCATGGAACTCGAACGCCGCATGGCGAGCGCCTTGGTCAAGGCCTGCCTGCGCCGGGGCTTCTCGGTCACCATCGACAACGGCGAGGACAAGCCGATCAAGAAGAGCCGCAACTACCGGGCGATCATGAACGAGATGTGGCAGACCGACGAGGAGCACGTTGTGATCTTCGACGCCGAAGGCAAGCGCCGGGGCTGGTTCTTCCTCGTCTACGGCAACGACGGCTACGATCTGGTCGCCGACTACGGCATCACCGAAGCAACCGACGCGATCTGGAACGAGGTGATCTCGCCGCTCGCCGACAAGATGGAGGCAGGCAAATGACCGAAGAGACATTCAACGTGGTGCAGTTCTTCGAGGACGACAGCCACGAATATGTCCGGCGCGGCGTCACGGCAGAGGAGGCGGTCAAGGCCGCCCACCACTACTGCCACTGTGTCGGCGCGCAGATCGGCATGACCCGCCGGGTGATCGTCACCGACGAAGGCGACGCCTGCTGCTTCGAGTGGCAGTACGGCAAGGGAGTGACATTCAAATAAATAGTTTCGTAGTACGATTTCCTGTTGACGCTCTTGTAACCATCGTTTACACTCCGAGTCGAAAGGGAGAATGATCATGTTTGGATATGTGTGTTTCTGGAAGGGCGAGCGGGTCGAGGTTCGCGCGCTGCGGACGTTCGATGCGCAGGAACTGGCAAGGCAGGAATTGCAGAAGGGTCGCCGCGCCAAGGTCAAGGCCTACGAGATAGCGGTGATGCTCGCCGAGAAGGAAGGCAAGCCCGTGCTCCACGATGGAGCGGAATTATGATGAAGAAATTGCTTGAGCTAGGCGGTTACGTCGCCCTTTCCATGATCGCCACGCCCATCGCTGTTGAAACGATGCCCATCGCCTTCTTCCAGAACCTTGGCGGCTTGGCGCTCTGGTACGGGGTCGCCTTCGTCCTGATGGCGCTGGCGGGCTGGGGGGTCACGGATGAAGACGTGGAGGCAGCCAAGAAGGAGCGCGACGCTGGATTTTGGTGGGGAAAAAAGGATGACGACAAGTGAAGGATGGAGAAGTTGGCGCGATCATCATCTGCGGAATCGCCGCTTTCCTCCTCGTCATAGCGCTCCTCGAATTGAGCAGCAGAACAAATGAGCTTCAACAGCAAAGGAATTTTGAAATGATCCAACTGAAATCCGCACGGGGCGACCGCACCCAGCACTACGCCAACCTCAACGACTACAGCCGCAACGGCTACCCGGCGCACCAGATGCTGGGCAAGTTCTGGCAGATCGATGAAGACATCTACGACGAGTTTCTCGGCATGCTGCCGCCGGTCTACTGCGCCGCCGGGTTCCGTATCTGCGAGCACCTGACCGGCAGCATCGCCTCGACGTTCCAGAAGATCGGCAACGACTACTGGTGCTCAATGACAGATCGCAGCACGACCACGCCCGAGTTCATGTTCAGCCACATTGCAAAATATCGTAGTACACACCATTGACACCCATTTGAATATCGTAGTACGGTACGGATAGAAACGGGAGAAACCAAATGACCAAGTTCCAGATCGTCACCAACAGCGCCAGCCAGAGCGAACGGTTCGACACCTTCGACCCGGTCGCCGCCTTCGCGGCACGCGGCTTCCAGCACATCGGCACCCAGAATGCCACGCACCTTCGCAAGGAGTTGCAGGGACAGCCCCAGTTCGCCGGATTGACCGGCCCGATGTGGGGCGGCACAGACCCGGATGGAACGCCGGTGATCCGCTACGAGGACTGGGAAAGTTACAAAGTCCTGTCGAGCTAGTTCGGTTTCCGGCCCACGGGCCGGTTGCCCAACCAGCAGCAAGGGGAATGAAAATGCCAGTCAGTGACTACCACGCCAAGCAGGAAGCCAAGCGCGAACGCCTCGAAGCCCGAGCCGAGCGCCTGCGCAACGAAGCCAACGCCCGCTCGAAGCGCGGCTGGGATGACCTACACGCCATCCCGTTCGGCCAGCCGATCCTCGTCGGTCACCACAGCGAAAGCCGCGACCGCAACTACCGCGCCAAGGCAATCGGCAACATCGACAAGTCGGTCATGCTCAACCGCGAGGCCGACAAGATCGAGAGCCGCGTCGCCGGGATGGATTACGCCGGGATATCGAGCGACAACCCGGACGCGATTGACCTGCTCAAGGCCAAGCTTGCCAAGCTGGAGGCCGATCAGGCGACGATGGTCGCCACCAACAAGGCGGTGCGCAGCAAAGACCCGGTCGCCGCGCTCGCCGCACTGGGCTTCAAGGAAAGCACAATCGGCGCGGTGCTGACGCCGGACTTTGCCGGTCGCAAGGGCATCCCGAGCTACGCCCTGTCGAACGCAAGCGCGGTGATCCGCCAGACAAAGGCACGCATCGAGCAACTGGAGCGAGCCGCCACGCGCGTCGACAAGGTGACCGAGACGAACCTTGGTTTCAAAATCCACGAAAACACCGACGCCAACCGCGTCCAGATCATCTTCCCCGGCAAGCCGGACGATGCCACCCGCGCGCTGCTCAAGCGGCACGGGTTCCGCTGGGCTCCGAGCGAGGGAGCATGGCAGCGGCACCTCAACAACGCGGGCATCTACGCCGCCCGCTACGTCATCCAGCAACTCACCCCCAAGGAGGCAATATGACTGACATCCACAACGTGGTCCCATTCCCGCCGGTCACCGCCGACGACGCCGAAGCGGCAGGCTACGCGCAGTTCAACAAGAATCCGCACCTCTGCATCGACATCCCGAACGGCGGCTTCACCATCACCGTCAAGACCAGCGAGGACAAGCGGATCACATTCGCCTTCCAGCCCTACAACCACGGCGGCCCGCCCCAGTGTGTCGACGTCTGCTACCACGACAGCGGCAACAGCCGCGAGTTCAACCGCCAGACGCTGCCAACCTTCGACGCGGTCCTGTTCGGCGAGACGCCGCACAAGAGCGTGCCCATCCAGCACGACACCCGCAAGGCAGCCTTCAAACCCGGCATCGTCTGCGTGCTGATGGACAACACGCCTGTCTGAAAAAATCCCCTGAATTAAAAATGATACCCGAAGGAGAACCATCAATGACCAAGATCAAGCCCCACGCCGCATTGACCTACATCCGCCCCGACGAGGTGGCGGAGTGCTGGGACGGGGTGACCGCCGCCGGACTCTACGACCCGCTCTGGGACTGCGTCCCGGCCTACGACAAGGCCTACATGGAGAACATCGAAGACATCGGCCCGCACGACGTCGTCGGCATCAACTCCGTCAAGCAGTTCTGGGCGCGCTTCAGCGACGAGGACAAGGTCAAGCTGAACACGCTGGCCGAAGAGCAGGACGCCAAGCAGCGCCGCTGGGAAAGCGAACTGGTGGAGCGGAGAACACGGGCATGAACCGCAAGTGCAAAATCTGCGGCGAGGAGATCGTCCTCGTCCCATCCGCCGAATCACGGGCGAAGCGGTACGGCGGCAAGCCGGAAGACTACCGCGCCATGTTCACCGCCCACCCGCAATGCGTGATCGACAAGCGCAACGCCGACACGCTCGCCCTGATCCGCCGAAAGGAACGCGCATGACCGTCCGTCAAATCCCGGAATGGTTCGAGATGATCCAGAAGGAGGGCGATCTCAAGATCGCCACCCGGCTTGTCGAGGAACTGGACAAGGCCCCGGCCAACAGCCGCAAGATCGAGAACGTTCTCTGCCTGATCACCGCGATCCGCCTCGACCAGATGTCCAAGGAGACAATGCCGCCTGAATAATTTTGTAGTACGACCGCTTGACAGCTATTTTAGTTTCGTAGTACACTCCTAGTTGTAAGGAGAATCACCCATGACAATCACATGCCACAGTTACCAAAGCTTCATGATCGCCATCACCACGCTGGTCGAGCGTGGCCTTGGCTTCAACGCCGATGCCGACACCTTCGTCATCACCCTCACGGGAGCCCACTGAAATGGCCAAGAGAACAAAGAAACCAGAACCAGCCAAGCAGCCTTGGGAAATCTGGCACCAGTACCCGGAGCCCGACGACCGTCGCAGCGGCATGAAGGTAAGCTGGAACTACTACAAGGACCGCGAAGCGGCCGAAGCCTGCGCCGCCGCCGCCAAGCACAACGCCCAAATCCAGTTGGCGCGCGGCTACGACTTTGGCTACTGCGGCCCCGGTTCCATTGTCCAGATCGATGAGAAGTACGGCATGCCCGAGAAGCTGGGCATGTTCGAAGTCTGCCTGCCTTAACCTCGAAAGGAAACATCCATGAGCAAGACCTACAACCTCACGTCCAGCCCGCTGGTGTTCACACCCGGCATGGTCCGCTGGGGTGTCAACGGCTACCGCTTCCCCAAGGATCGCAAGGCCATCCGCAAGGTGTTCGTTGAGGGCTACAACCTGCCCGACGACCACGCCGACGCGCTCCTGTCCGGCAAGGTGCCACACGTCGTCAACGACGAGAACGGTGTCGTCTCCTTCACGGTGCCCGCATGATCCTCACGATCACCCAAGCCCAACTGAACAGCGCCGGTCTCTATCGGCGCTACGCCCGTCTGGCACCGTGGAACAGCAAGACGCGCCGCGAATGGCTGAAGCTTGCCGAAAGCGCAGAGCGCGTCGCGGAACACTTCAAGGAGAAGCCATGAAAATCCACCACCACTACGACCAGTTGACGGACAAGGAGCGCGAGTTTGTCGACACCGTGTTTGACGGCAAGCACATGTACGAACTGGCTGACCGGCTGGAGCTTCGACTGGCCAATGACGACCGCATCGAGCGCGCCGTCGATGGCTTGGCACGCGCCGTGATCGAGAGCCGCAAGGAGAAGATAGCATGAAGGCCAAACCACTCAGCAACTACGAGCGCTCGCTGCTGGAATGCACCCGGCAGGGACTGCTATTCAAGACGTGGGTTCGCCCGCGTGCCGCCACCGTCCGCAACCTCATGGCCAAGGGCCTGATCGAGAAGACGGGCGACGACTGGAGGATGACAACCGATGGCATCAAGGCGCTGGAGGGAGTGCGATGAAGGACACCCACCGCGACTACCCGCTGGAGGACGTGGTCAAGCAGGTTAACGAACGGCTCGCGTCGATCAACGGCCAAGGCTACGTCCACCAGAAATGGACATGCCGCCACTGCCACACGCGCCAGACGATGGAGGAGAAGAACTCCTTCCACCGCGCCGGGAAGTGCGAGGAGTGCAACCACTACACCGTCATCGACAAGTGCAACTACGTTCTGGTGATCGAGGCAAAGCTATGATTGTTCTGGTTCACGACGACGGCGGTCGCACCGAAGCTGGCTACAAGGGCCACGCCGGTGACTGTGTCACCCGGTCGATAGCGATAGCCACCCGGCGACCCTACAGGGAAGTCTACGACGCCCTGTCCGAAGGCGAGCGCAACAAGCGCGCCACCAAGCGCAGCCGGGTCAAGGCCTCGTCGGCCCGCGACGGCGTCCACACCAAGCGCAAATGGTTCAAGGACTACATGGCATCAATCGGCTTCCGCTGGGTGCCCACGATGCAGATCGGCGCTGGCACCACCGTGCATCTCAACGCTGCCGAACTGCCGTCAGGCCGCCTCGTCGTCGTGGTCAGCAGGCACTACACCGCGATGATCGACGGCATCGTCCACGACACGCACGACCCATCCCGCGACGGCACCCGCTGCGTCTACGGCTACTGGACACTGGAGGAAACATCATGATGGTCTACATCGGCCTCGACTCGCGCTTCAGCTTCGAGCACTTGGGCTACCTTCCCGGCTTCCTCAACGACACCGACCCGCGATCCGCCCGCGAGCAACTGGACAGCCACTACGTCCACGGCGGCGGCTGGCATCCGATTGCAAAGTTCAAGCTGAACCCGGCGACCGGCACGATCAAGTTCCCCGGCGACCCGACGCTCATTCCGTTCGCCATGACCACCCTGCGCGACGAGCGCTTGTACTTCTACCAGCACAGCCTCGTTGCGATTGTGCAACCGGACGGCGCGTTCGAAGTCGCGCGGATGGACTGATAATTCGTGGCACACCCTATTGCAATTTCGTAGTACAGTAATTACATTAGAAACGAAGGGAGACAAATCACATGGACAACCTGATGAACATGCCCACGCTGGGCAAGACGGCGAGCGGCGGCGAGGTCAAGCTGCGCCGCACGCTGAAGGACCGCCCCGGACTGATGGCGGCGGAGGTCGTGCTCTGCTACCTGCCGCACAACCCGGTCACGCCGCTGGTGACGTGGCAGATGAACGTCACGGACGGGAGCACATACTGGGGCCACTACTTCAAGGCCGACGAGGGTGCCGACGCGGTCGCTGACTTCGACAAGCGCGGGCACTGATATGAAAGACCCGTACTTCGCCCTGCTGATCATCCTTGTGCTGGCGGCCATCATTGCCAGTGTCGCCCACGCCGCGTATTGCACCACCACCTGTTACCATCTCGGCGACGGCATCACCCATTGCTACACCACCTGCACAGGAAACTGACCGAAGCATGCCACGGCGCTTTAACCACATCGATGATGCCGACCTGACCACCCTGCGCAATATCAACGGGAGGCTGTATGATGCTGTCGCGCTCAAGGATGGCGACCGTCGCGATCTGGCGAACCTGATGAGACTGATCCTCAACCGGGTCGAGGCGGTCTATCTCGATGTGAAGGAGCCAGAACATGGCTGATGTTCCCGCATTCTTGGGCGAGTGGAATTTCCAGAACACGATCACCGCCCCGCCCGCAACCGGGCAGATACGGTTGAACAATGCCACGCAGAAGAACGCCACCCTGATGTTCGTCAGCGAAGCCACCGCCAACAGCATGGACGCGGTCGCGTTCCTGACGTCGATCACGCAGGATCATCTGGTGCGCCTGCGCGACAAGGATGACGCGGCCAAGTGGCAAAGCTTTCTCATCACCGGCGTCCCGATTGACCGGGGTGTCTACGTCGAATATCCGGTCACTTGGCAGGCAGGCGGCACCAATCTGGCGACGCAGCGCATCAACCTCGACGTCCTGACCGCGCATACCGTGATCCCGGTCACCGGCTTCCGGCTGGGCATCAAGACGAACGAGGTGGACATCGAAGGGCAGTTGGTCAGCTTCGACTTCGCCTACCCGCACACCGGCACCAAGTACACCACTCCCGGCCTGACCATCCGGCAATACTACGCCGCGCAGGCGATGATGGGATTCATCTCCGCATCCAACGTGAGCGCCGCGCAACTGGCCGGTAAGGTGGCTGCCTATGCTTTCACCGCCGCCGATTCGATGATCGCCTACGAGGAAAAGGAACGGGCCGGTTACCAGATGCCGCCAGCCGGGTCTGATCGTAATTCCCCGGCCACACCAGCCCCAATCCCCGAACTTGAACAGCAGTCGGTGCAGGGGAGGGGGGTCCAGCAGGTGCAGGCGGCATTCTCGCCGACACCGCCGTCGCCATCGCCATCGCCGACCCTCAAGACGGTATGGCCACGCAAAATTATTTCGTAGTACAGAGTTGACACCCCTGTAACCGGAGTTTACATTCAGATCGTAAGTGTTTCGTTCACGGAAGGGATAGCCCGATGAACCATTCAGCCTCCAAGGAACCAGTCAGCTTCGAAGACCTGCACGACGACAGCTTCGACGCCCCGGTCAACACCTCCACCAATGAAGACATCCGCCGCAATGCCCACATGGTCAACGGCGGTGACGCTGTGTTCAAGTGCCCGAAGTGCAGTGGCTCTGGACAGACGCGCTGGGGCAAATGCTTCAAGTGCAACGGCAAGGGCAACATCTCCAAGGGACAGGTCGCCGCCGTTAAAGGCAAGGCCACCAAGCAAGCCAACCGGGCCAAGTGGGAAGCGGATCACGCCGCCGAGATCGCCTACGTCAACAAGCGGGTCGAGAGCGGCAGCAACTACTACTACGGCTTCAAGGTCCGGCTCGATGCCCACGGATCGCTCTTCGATACGACAATCGAAATCATCCGCAAGGACATGGCCAAGGACGCCGAGTTCTTCGCAGCCAAGAAGGCCGAGAAAAACGCCGAGAACGCAGCCAAGTCCGGCAGCGTGGGGGTCGAGGCGATTGACGCCCTGTTCGCCACGGCCACGGGCAACGGCTTGATGAAGCCGATTTTTAGGACGGAACGCCTGACGATCAAGCGGGCACCGGCAGGCGGCCGAAACGCTGGCGCGCTCTATGTCATGGACCGCGATCTGGGCGGCGAGTATGTCGGCAAGATCGTCAACGGCAAGTTCGAGGCGCGGCGCGAAGCCAAGCCCGACACGCTGAAGCTGCTCTGCGAGATCGCCGCCGACCCGATGGAAGCCGCGATCAAGTACGGCCGGTCGACCGGCACATGCTGCATCTGCGCCCGCGAACTGACGGACGCCGCCAGTGTCGCCGCCGGGATCGGCCCGGTCTGCGCCAACAAGTTTTTCGGATGAAGGAGAAAACATGCCTGACAAACTAACCTGTGCCGCCCGCCCCTGTGCCTCCTGCCCTTACCGGCAGGACGTGCCGAGCGGGGTATGGGCCGAGCACGAATATGCCAAGCTGATCGCATACGACGGCGACATCATCGATCAGGTGATCAATGGCGCGACGCAGGTGTTCGGTTGCCACCAGCGCGACGGTCATCTGTGCGCTGGCTGGGTTGCCACCCACGGTGCGCCGAACCTCTTGGCCCTGCGCCTGCGCGCCGACAATGTTCCTGATGAAACGTGGGACTACAAGACCGACGTGCCGGTGTTCAAGTCCGGGGCCGAAGCGGCGAAGCACGGCGTTACGGACATGGACGAACCCGGCGTGAAGGCACGGCGGCTGATGGACAAGCTGGTCGAGAAAGGCAAGGGCACACTATGACATGGCAACAGGCACTGGCGCTGGCTGCATCACTGGGAGTGATGGTCGTCCCGGCCGCCGCCGACAGTGACTTGCCACCGCCGCAGTATGACATCGGAGGGGTGACAGAAGCTGACGCCCTCGTCGCCTACTCCGACCGCTTCGGCAACGACAGCGCACCGCTGATCAGTGTGCCCTACGGCACAGCCAAAGCCGAGTGCGACCGCATCCACTCCGAGCGCTACGCGACGCCTTACCCGGAAGGCAACGACTTCTGGAACGTGCTCGTCGGCTGCCTGATCCGCGACGCGGACATGGGCAGGCCGATCATCGTCTACAGCTACGACCCCACTCGGCCCGACCTCGCCGTTCGGCTCATCCGTCACGAAGCCGGTCACCTCTTGGGCTGGCCAGCGGAGCATCCACGATGACGGAATGGCTTGGCCCGATTCTATTGGCGGTGTGCGCGGTGCTGATCGTGCTGCCGTCCAGATACGACCCAGCCGTCCGCTGGAAAGAACGCAACGAAAAAAGGAAACGCGATGACAGACACGACTGAACACACCTACGACTACTGGTACGCCGCGCTTGATGGCAAGAATCCACCCATCGACGCCAACACCCCGGAGCCGGGTTACTACCGCACCAAGAAGGGTGAGCCGGTGGCGATCTGGTACGAGGACGTGGTCTGCAACATCATGATCGGCAGCGACAAGATGGTGGCGCTGGAGCAGTACGAGGACGTCTGGACCCGCTGCGCCAACCGGCCGGTGACGGAGGAGCAGTGGCAGACCGCCTGCGATAACGGCTGGGTCTGGCATGACATGGACGAGATGGTGCGCGAGACTCTCGGCGACAACATCCGCGACGCCGAAGACGCGGAGGCGATCAGCGCGCTGCTCAATCTGCTGGAGCAAGCCGCCAAGGCCTACGAAACCATCGAGAGCGACGAGCAAGCCGCCAAGGCGCAGAGCCTGCGCAGCCGCGCCCTCGAACTGAAAGGCCGCGCCGACAAGATCAGGGAAGCGGAAAAGAAACCGCACCTCGAAGCGGGCAAGAAGGTCGACAAGGTGTGGATGCCGCTGGTCAAGAATGCCGACGACATGGTCGTCAAGCTGCGCAAGGCGATGGAAAGATTCGAGACGGTCAAGCTTCAGGATCGGCGCAAGAAAGAGGCCGAAGAGGCTGCGAAACGCGAGGCCGAACGCCCGAAGGAACTGGACATGTCCGGGCCGGACCAGCCGGAACCAGACATCCAGCCGAAGCAGGGGATCAGGGGCGGCTACGGTCGCGCCGCCAGCGTCGGCACGCGCAAGGTGGTGACCGGCCTCGCCAACGACCGCACCCCGGCGCTGATGCGCTATGCGGGGCACGCGGAAATGACCGCGCTGTTGATCAAGCTGGCGCAGAGGGATGTCGACAACGGTGTCGATGTCACCGGATTTACAATCGAGGAACAAGCCGTTGTCCGATGAACAGAAGACCACGCTGATGAAGGAATACATGCGGCTGATCGCCAAGCACAAGGCATGGCTGTCAGAACCGGGCTTGAGCCTGCTGGAACAGTGGGACCGGGCCGACTGGATACGCGACGAGGCCATGACCATCATCGCCAAGCAGTGGAAGGCTGAACAGGAGAAACAGGCATGACCAAGCGAACCGTCCTTGCCCTGACCGACAAGCAGATCGATACGCTGAAGTTCTTCACCACCCACGCCGTCGAGGATTTGCACACCGGCAGGCTGCTGGAATGGACCGAAGAACGGATGTGGATGCGCGTCATGGACCAATGCGACGGCAAGCACACCAAGGAGGAACGCGCGGCAATTATCGACTACGCCGAAGTCTTGGAGAAGATGCGCCAAGCCGACATACAGGACGAGTGATCATGAACCTCGAACGCAAATATCTGCTGCGCATGCTGACGAGCCCGATCCCGGAGGCCGACAAGTATTTCAAGGCTGCGCTGACCACGCTCAAGCGCCTGCATGCCCGGGGCGAGGTTCGCCGGGTCACGTTGGACGGCGAGATCGGGCCGGAGGACACGGTCGACGACGACGTCTACTGGGAGATCACCGACAAGGGTGCAGCCCGCACCCGCAATTAAAAACAGAGGAAGTGACAGGACGAGTGTGATGACCAACTTTTTCACATGCAACGAAGCGAGTTATGCCCTCGACCATTGCCCCACCTGCGGTGTGGCGCACATGTTCCCACGGGCGCTCTATGACACGGCGCGGCGCTCGAAGAAAAACGGGGCGATCTACTGCCCGAACGGTCACGGCTGGCACTACAACATCGACACGCCAGAGGACCAGTTGCGGCGCGAACGCGATCTCCTGAAGCAACGCCTCGCCCAGAAGGACGACCAGATCAGCCTGCTGCACGCGCAGAAGACCAGCGCCGAGCGCTCGCTGACCGCGACCAAGGGCCACCTGACCAAGGTGAGGACGCGCATCTCGCAAGGTGTCTGTCCCTGCTGCCACCGAACCTTTTCCAACATGGCGCGGCACATGACCGCCAAGCACCCGCAATTCAAAACAGAGGAAGTGACATGAACGACGAATCACCCAAGCTACCAGCACTGGTCACCGGCGGCCAAATCCGTGGCATCATCCCGCAATCCTTCGATGACGCTTGGCGCATCGGCAATGCCGTCGTCGTGGCGGGCATGGCACCCTACGGATTGAACACCCCGGAGAAATGCACCGTCGCCATCCTGCACGGGCTGGAGGTTGGCATGTCGCCGATGGTGGCGCTGCAATCGATAGCCGTCATCAACGGCAAGCCTTGCATCTACGGCGACGGCGCGCTGGGACTGGTGCAAGGCAGCGGCAAGATGACGACGTACAAGGAATGGCAGGAGGGCGAGGGCGATGCCCGTGTCGCCTTCTGCCGGGTGCTGCGCCGGGGCGATGAGGAACCCAAGATCGGCAAGTTCTCGGTGCAGGACGCCAAGACCGCCAAGCTCTGGATGAAGAAGGGGCACAAGGGTGAGGACACACCGTGGGTCACCTACCCGGAACGCATGCTGAAGATGCGCGCCCGCGCCTTCGCCCTGCGCGATGGTTTCTCCGACGTTCTCAAGGGCCTCGCGATTGTCGAGGAAATCCGCGACATCGAACACGATGCGAACGAGCCGAAGCGCCTGCCGCCGAAAGCGCCGGTCAAGCAACTGGAGCCGACCCGCTCCGGGCACGCCTCCGATGTTCCGCCAAACGGTACAACGCAACCGCAGAAAGTCGCAGAAAACGCGAAACCCAGCGGTCGGCCTGCACCACCCAAGATCGG